ATGACCGGCGACGGCGTCAACGACGCTCCTGCCCTCAAGCAAGCTGACATAGGCGTAGCCATGGGTATCAAAGGTACCGAAGTCGCCAAGGAAGCCACAGACATTGTGCTTGCTGACGACAACTTCGCCACCAACGCTGGTGCCGTCAAAATGGGACGCACCATTTTGATAACCTCCGCAAAGCCACCGTTTTCATGCTGCCCACCAACGGTGGCCAAGGGCTCGTCATTTTCGTCGCCATGCTCCTCGGCTGGGAATTGCCCATCACTTCCCTTCAGATCTTGTGGATCAACCTCATCACCGCGATCACTCTATCCCTGGCACTGTCCTTTGAGCCCGCAGAACCCGGCATCATGGATCGTGCACCTCGCAATCCGAAATCCGGACTCATCGTCAAGACATGACTTCTTCCCATCACCTACGTCTCACTACTACTTGGCCGTGCCACCTTCTGGGCGTTAAACAGTGCCCGCGACGCCGGACTTGATGTTGAAATTTCTCGCACCATTGCCGTCACCGCACTTGCGGTCGGCCAAATCTTCTACCTGCGGACCTCTCGATACTCCTACGTGAGCGCCCTGCAAAAAGAGCCGTTTAGCACCAACCCCATCTCGTGGATCTACGTCGGGCTCATGCTCATCCTTCAACTGGCCTTTGTGTACCTGCCATTGATGCAGAACACCTTTAGAACCACCGCCTTGCCTCTTGCTGATTGGATCATGCCCGTCATCTTCGGTGTAATCGATTTTCTAGTGGTGGAAATAGAGAAACTGCTCAGGCGCCAATCTAGGTAAATGTCGCCGATCCAGTGAAACTGGATCGGTTCGTTTTGTTGGGAATCGAAACTACCGCTTACATGTTCGAGTAGTACCAGGGCTGTGTCGCACCCATGAGAGAAGATAACCGTACTCAAGAAAACAGCACGAAAACACTCAATTTCGCTGATCGAGGCACTGCAATGCCTTTACTTGAGCGGCACCGTCATCTCTTGGTAGGTCGACAATTAACCTACCTATTTAAGAAGCATAGGAATCTCTCATGAGCATGTCTCAATACCCCACCCACCAGCCCTCCCTCGACGAAATCGGCCAGCAGCTAAACCAGCACCCCAAGAAGAAAAAGGGCGGCTGCCTCAAATGGGGCGGAATCGGAATCGCTGCGATGGTGTTCCTCGGAGTAGTGTCAAACCTTTCCGGTGGCGATGATAGCGCGAGCACCACAGCTGCATCCACCACGATTTCCACCAGTGCGTCCGCAAATTCTGCGACTTCTGCGACTTCTGCGACTTCAGCGAGATCGTTCATGGCGGACACCGCAGAACCCGAAGTGGCTGAAGTAGCCGAAACGATTTCCAACGACTCCCCTGTCTCCGAACGCGCCGAAACCAGCGATGTTCCCCGGGAATACCGAAACGCGCTCAAATCCGCGGAGAATTACCTTGAATTCAGTTCGTTTTCCTACGCAGGTCTGTATGGTCAGTTAACCAGCGAATACGGTGAGAGTTATCCTGCGGACGCTGCTCAGTACGCTATGGACAACATCACTGTTGACTGGAACAAGCAAGCGCTGAAGTCTGCCGAGAGTTATCTGAGCTTTTCAGCTTTTTCCTACGCCGGCCTCTATGACCAATTAACCAGCGAGTACGGAGAAGAGTTCACCCCTGAACAAGCTCAATATGCCGTGGACAACGTCGTTGTGGACTGGAATGAGCAGGCAGTGAAGTCAGCACGTCAATACCAGGAACTCATGGCCTTTTCTGATTCCGCGCTATACGACCAGCTTGTTAGCCCATACGGGGAGCAGTTTACCCCAGAGCAAGCACAATACGCGATCAACAACTACTAAGTTCTTTGGCCCTGCGCTCGCCTCCGCCACAGGTATTCATGGTGGGAGGCACGCAGTTCAGCTAAATGTAAATAAAATCTGGCGTTCGAAGGAAAAACGGCGTTGGGGGGCAACCCATTCATCATCAGCATCGGCACGGTCATTCAGATTGTGCAGCACGGCACAGTATTTCTGCGTCCACCCCGAATCCAAAAGATGCGGAGGCGGATCCGACACCCGAGTGTTATGTTAGATGTTTATGCCCATTTCTTCCCTGGCGATGATGGGTTTTCGAAGACAGCAATTAACTGCGCAGTCACCTCTTGTGGGGTTTTCAGATTCCGGGTCCCCTCCGCCACTTCCTGACCAGAAGAAACAGGACTAATCCCTAGGCAAGCTCAACGATCTCCATGAATCAGATCATGTGATTTCGCTACCAGCAGTTTTGCATAATCGCAGGTCAAACATGTTCGGCCTGTTCGGGCAGTAGTTGGCATTTGTGGGGTTTCAGGGCTGGTGCGGGCAAATTGCGGGCATAATATTTCAGCTCAATCATCTTGTAAAACTCACGATTGGAACTTCTTCAGCTGTTTTCGAGTCTAACCATTCATGACCATTTTTCTCGACGCAGACGACCGCCATTGGATTGTGGCACGCGATAGAAAAGAGCTTTTCGATCTACTTATTTCCCAGCTGTCACCAGACCTCCTAGGAGACCTATATCGGCTTGCAGCCGCTGCCCTGGATTGCGAGGAGGACTCAATCGTAATCATCGAGTGACAATGAAAAAGGCAAAGTTTACGTGAGCCGCTAGGCTCAAGGCATGTCGATAAGCAACATCCCAAAAGATGAGGTTGAAGAGCGCGTCAAGGCAATCTTCGCAGAAGTGCAATTCACCCAAACGGATCCCACTCAATTAGTTGAGTGGGCACTAGAAGCCCGCAAAGAGCACGGGACAGACTCTCCCGTGTCAACTCTTGCATACGAGGACGGAGATCTTGGAGGTGAAATGTTTAAACATACCCCACCGACCACGCGAGTCACATACGAAGAAAGGAATGTCCTCGGTGGAGAAGCTAAGCAATTTATCGCAGTAACGCTTTTAGAGCTGATCCACTAGAGAGCAAAAGGAGCCCCCACCGACCATGTAGGCCAGTGGGGGCATATTTCAATCATCTACAACAGGGGGTGGACGACGAGGTAACGGGGTTTCCAACAGCTTGCGAAATTTCCCCCAGTCCAAAGCATGCGGAGGCGTATCAACGCGGCCTGAACCAATCCACGCCATGACATCTTCACCCCAATCCACCGTCTGAGACAACGCATTGGTCATTTCATGACGAACCTTACGCTCTGTCCATAGCTCGTCTTCTAACCAGTCGATGCGTGCACGATCTTGACGTTGAGCTTTCTCCAGTCGATCTAATTGCGCGCCCATATTCTTGATCAAATTATCATCGGTAGACGCGGCCACCTCCGCTTTTTTACCTGAATTATTGATCATCTGTTGCAATAATCCAGCGAAAGCGACGATTAAAGCGACCGCCACGCTTGCGTCAGTCAACCATTCGGGCATTCATGTCCTCCCTGATCGCATGGACACTAGCAACCTCACGTGACATTATCCACCCACTGACCAGGGCAAACACGCCAAGCATCACGTAATTAGCGGCACTCACCCACCCTCGTGATACATCAGCGACGAGGAACGCGGCAGCCCACGCCATGATCGTGGCACTGGAAACTGTGCTGCCCCACTGGCGCATATGCTGCGCGATACGTTTTTGCCGATCACTCCCCCACGGAGGTACAAGCGCACCCAAGGTAAGCAAAACAGCGGCCACTGCCCACGGCACCCACAGCGGCAAAATCGAATGAATCACCGCTAATTGTGGTGGTGCAGAATCAATATAGGCCACGATGCGTGTGGTTGCGTATCCTGCCCAGAGCAGAGCTAGGACACGTGGGGCCGCCCGCGACAATGCCGATTGCCACGTGGTCATGAGGGCTCACTTCCCGTTGGTGGATGGACCACCATAAACCGGCAATTCAGGATCCTCCACATCATTGCCTACCAAAGGAGCGGAGACTGATGGACGATCAAGGAAGGCCTTCTGCCCGGCCTGCTCCAGACGGTTTGCCATCGACGGGGTGATTCCATCGCGGGTAAAGCGATTGACTAAGAAAGCGACAAGCGTCGCCACGATACCCACCGCACTGCTCCAGCCTAGATCCGCAATCTCTTGAGAGGTCGCCAACTCACCTAAAATCCAGGCGATACCAGACCCCACAATCAGCAACGACCCCTTGTAGCGGAGATACCACGGCTGATCTTTGAGTTCTTGCTGTGCTGCTGCACCAAAAATAGAAGCCATTACTTGCTCACCTCATCAATCTTCTTATGCAGATCGGCGACATCCTGACGTAGTGCCGCAAGTGCATCTACCATCGTCAGATTTTGCCCCTGAGCATTCTTTCCAAGCTGAGCCCAGCCAGTTAGATTACGGCCACGCAACTGCTCCTGCACATCCAGCAGAAGATCTCGCACCTGGGCAAGGAGATCAAACTGCGGGCCGAAAAAGCCCTTAATGAAATCCGTGAAATACTTCGGAGTCAAAGACATACCATTTTCCTCTTCCTGTGACGGTGCATCGAGAGCACCATATTTTCGAATGTTGTTGATATACGCCTGCACTTTGGCACGCTCAGGATTCATATCCATCACCGCACCACTGACGCCGTTCCCCTTACCTGGATCCCACTTACCTTGTGCCGCCATTGAGTACTCCCAATGTGCAGTCATGTGGTCAATGGTGGCGTCGTGGCCGAGATACCACAGCACCACAGCTGAACCTCGTCGCACCCAGTAGAGTTGTTCCTCATCCCATGGGTCAGTGCCGTTGGACTGGATCTCCCAGCCCAAGCTGACGCGGTTCGCGTCATTGGTTGGCCACCCATTCCCCCACCCTCGACCGGCATGCCAGGCAATGCCTATGCCACATAGAGTGTGGTGCCCCTTGGGCCCAATATGGAATAGGGATGACAGCCCATTTGAGAGTCCGGGATTGTTTTTGATGTAGGCAGCGGACGTTGTGCGTGCCCCTGTGTGGTGCCAAAAGATGCCTTGAATGGCGCCGAAATCGCCCATCCCCCAGTCCATAGCCCCCGGCATGACCGTTAGTGGGATTCCGAAGTGCTCGAAAAGGTCCGGGATAAACGTCGGATCACCACGATGCTTTGGGTTTGGTTTCAATACTGTGGTCATTCCATCTCCTTTCTTTTTGTTTGTTCCATGTGAAAACCCCGCACCAGGTGGGTACGGGGTTGAAGAATTTTGCGGGTATTTACTCGGGAACGGGTTCGGGGTGTTTGGTGACGGCTTCGACCATCACCTGCTCCTCCACCCCGATCTGACGGCCCTGGGTGGCCAGCTCCGTGATCTGCTCCGGGATGCGCTGGAGTTCATGCCGACGATTAATCTCGGCAGCATAAGCACGGTATCCCTCGTTGAGGTCCTCGGTGGACAGTTGCGTTAAATCAGCCATGAGTGTTTCCTTTCAGTTAAGCCGGGGTGCCAGACAATGTGGCAGGCCAAGAAGCTTTAGTGTGGAAAGATATTTCGCCGGAAATGCTGCCACGGTACGGTGTAGACAGCGGCGAACCGTTGAGATTCCAGGGGATATCGAATTCGACGGTGCGGCCAAGGTAGGGAAAGGATACTTTTCCACTGTTGATAGCGACGGCTCCGGGGAAACCGGGAAGCAGTTGGCTAGCGGTGGCGGCTGCACCGCTCACTCCCGTAAATCGGTAGATGATTTGGTCACCTTTTCGGCGGAGCCACACCGTGCCTGTCCACCCATTCATGAGTGAGGCTGACACATTCCGCCAATCGGTATCACCGAAAATCATTGTGTCCCCGGCGAAAATGCGGGTGCCCACGGTGGTGTCTAGGCGTAGGGCTACTGGGTTGGTGATTGGGGTGAGCTTCACAGCACACCCCCAACGGTTACGCCGGCAGGCCGGGGTACATCGTGGGGAATGTATCGAAAACGTCCCACGTCAGCATGGCGGCGTAACTCGAAGAGGTGCGGGAAGGAATATAGTCTCCGGTAGTCCAGAAGATATACGCCTTCCCTGCGCCGATGTTCGCATGCGCCACCCCGGACGACACCCTGAATGTGACGGTGGGGTACGGGGAGGATCTCGGGTGGAACCCCAATGGAAGATCTATTGTCCCGGTGGTCGATGTTGCTACGGCTCCCGAGATCGCGAGTGTTACTCTCTCCCGGGTTCTGCGAATCCAGATACCTCCTGCCAAGCCACCAACGGTCCCCATCCCTGAGGGAACAGTTCCGTAGGTGACATTTCCAACGGTGTCCCAGAGCACTAGGGCGCGCCAGCCGGTGTCGCTGGGTGTGATCGGTGTGAGTTTCACTTCGACCACCCCACCAAGCGCGCAGCCCGTGCCAAAAACTTTCTAAGAAGCGGGGGGGGGGGAAGGAATCAACAGTGCGCCACATCAAAATGCCACTGACCGATCCGGATGCCTCCATAGAGAGCCGATCAAAATCTTTATCCACACGGACAGGAGTACTACCCACCATGAGGACCCCTATAGAGCCATAATTCCCAAATCCCGCAGGACGGAAACCAGATGGGACAGTAATAAATACCGGGTGTGTCTTATTTGCGCCGGTCAATCCCAGCCCGGGAAATTCCATCGTCACCATATTGTCCATGCGGGAAACAAAAATCTGCTTGACTGTTCCCATTCTCCACCCGTTGAGCAGGTCAGCTTCCGTCAAAGTGCGCTGCGTAAAACCCCGCTGGATGCCAGCGAGTTGCGTTAGTTTCATGGGTCTACCCTCCATTCCTGTCCGTCACTTTTACGGACGATGTAATCCCCGATCTTGATGCCGGGGTAGCTGCTAAGCGACGGAGTGCCAGTGCCTTCATAAGACCAGGTGATCGACGCCCTGGACTCCACGGTCGCTAGTCGTGTCTCGTGGTCCTTGGCGGCTGCATGCAGCACGTGGTGGTTGCCGAGGTGCCCGGCACTTCCCTCTCCCACCGTTGTGGGTAGGTTCGCGATGTCATCTTTCAACGCCATGGCTATTCCTCCTCATCATGGGTCGACTCTCCATTCCTGACCATCCGACATCCGCCGGATCACATCACCCACCCGGGCACCCGGGAAACTGGCCAAGGTGGGCGTGCCGGTACCGTGGTGGATCCACACCATCGGCGCCATCGCGGTGATCTTCGAGGTGACCATGCTCTCCGCCTGGTTCCTAGCGGTCTCCGCCCTGGTTGCTGCAGCCGCAGCATCAGCGGCGTTCTTCTGGGTGGCCTCGATCATCCCGACCAGCTGCGCCAACCGGTGACTGTCCAAATGATTGGCTACCGATGCGGCCTTGACCGCATCCGCCAGACTCGAATCAGCCGTGCCCACCATGATTTTCATGGTGGTAGGCCTCCCCCTTGTTCGTTCCAGCACCAGCACCGCCGGCCCCGGTACGGCAGTGAAACTGACCACCCCGTTGGCCAGGGTGGCCTTGTCCGGTTCGTCCAGGATCATGCCTGTCCCGTCGGTGCGGTCCTGCCCTGACCTGACCCACACCCCGGTGACCTGCGTGGGGTTTTGCAGCACCGTTTTCAACGGGCCTTCAACTTTCCCCATACCACCATCTCCTTTCCATTGATTTATGTGATGGTGAAGTACTCAGCCTTGGCGAACGTGATCAACCTCTGGTTGGCGTCCGATTCGCTGCCACCACTGGATGACCACAGGGCTGGTGTCAGCACAGCATTAGGTGGCAGCGTCCCGGAGAACTCCAGTTTCTGGGTCCTGCGCCCGTCCTCCCAGAACCACCGGGGTCCCAGGTTTGTTTGGACCAAGTGGTTCGCGTCCACGCCGTTGACAAACCACGCGATACCGTAGTCAGCGTGCGCGGTGGCCCACCTCCACTCCACCTCTAAGGTGGCGATCATCCGCACTGGTGTGGACCCGGCAGACCAGCCCATAGGTCCTGTGACACCGGTGTCACTGGTGCCACTGGGTTGGAACCAGGTTGACTTCGGGATGGATTGCTGCGGGGCGGTCTGGCTAAAGCGGCTGACCTGACCAGGCTTACGCCGGTATGTTGCCGACGCAGACCTAATGTTGGTGGATCCGGAGTCCGAGCCCAGTGACATCGACCACTGCCCGAGGAAATCCTCCACCGTGTTGAATGAGTCCTCGATGACCGTGTTGTTCTCGTAGTTGATCCGAAATGTGACATCCAGGTTCTCACCAGCCACCCAGGTAAACGTCGCCCGCTTATCCGATGGCCAGGAGATATTGACATACCCCGTATCGCGGACAAGCCTGCCCCGCCTAGCGCCCAGGTGACGGAAATCCTCGCCGGACTCCAGCTCAGCCACCCGTTCATCCAGCCGGGTGACCTCCGTTCTCACACCACGCAGTTCCTCCAGGGAGTCCAGGCGGGCGGCGGTCTCTGCCTGCAGATCCTCAGCCAGGGGGAACCACGCGGCCAGGTGCATGCCCCACACCGTGATAGCGGTCAGCGTGCGCACCACAGGCCGTGCCTTTTTCACCCCGGGTTTCAGGCGGAAAATGCCCACGCCCGGGGTCCACGCCTCCACCACCGTGGGGAAACTCATTTCCGCGGATTCAAACCACACGCCCCCAGACGTGGACAAATCTTTCCATTGCTCAACCGCATTGGCCCCGGTTTCATCCACAAAACCGACATAAACGGCAGAGATGGAACCGCTGGACATGTAGGTCATGAGGTTGAGTTTGAGGTCAATGCCGGGGGTGACATCGAAATACGCCTCCGCCACGGTACTACCTGGGATTGCCCCGGTATGACTCCACGAATAAGTGGATAAATCCCCTGCGATGGAGGATTTATCTGGGGTCAGTGTCGACGAGGATGCCCCGTACGACCAGTACGGACGCCCCGCGGAATCAGCTGGCGTGATCGAGACGTGTGGGAAGGCCAGCCGTGAGGTGGCCAGGGCGTTCGTCGCGGTCTGGGACACAGCCTGATTGAATTCAGACTGCTCATCATTGACCTGATCCTGTGCCCAGAACGCAGCTGCGACTCCTTGACGGAAGTCACCCTCGGGGGCGTTGATGAGATCATCAACATCCTCAAAGGCACCTTCCGCAGCGGTGGCTGCATCCTGTGCGGCTTTGACCTTCTTCTGCAGTTCACCATCAGCGTCGGTCGCTGCAGCCCATGCAGCATTCGCTGCGTCATAGGCCCCAACCTTGGAGGGTGGGGTGTAGGCAAAATCTCCGCTGGAATAGCGGATCCTGCTGGTCTGCCACAGATCCTGATCCCCAGCCCAGGGGGGCTCTGTAGTGCTCCACCCCGTCGGCACCAACGTCGTTGGCGCCGCAGGAGCTGCCGAGCCCTTCGGGACCTGCCGGAAATACACATCCACGGCGGTAATCGAAATGCCATCCGTGCCATCAGTTCCGTCGATGCCGTCCGTGCCCTTGATCAGCGCCCAGGAGTACCGGGCCGGATCCGTCGAATCCAGCGGCGTGGATGTGCCATAGGAATCGGCGTAAACATCGAAGTAGATATCCAGGGTCGCGTAATCGCTATAGGTACCCAGATAGGCCCGCCCTGAGGGGTCGGTGGTGGAGAAATCCACTGTCCCATCTGGGCTGTTGGCGTAGGCGACATGAAGGAACGGGGTCCGCCCGTCATGCCCCGGAACACCCGGTGTGCCCTTCTCGCCGTCCACACCCTGCCTGGCCACCATATCCACCGTGGTAGAAGCACCATCAGTGAACCTCGTGAGCGTGCGGGTCCACAGGAAATGACCCTGCGGGACCGGTGGCATTGTGGTCTGCCACCCCGTGGTGGGGGCCTGCGTCCCGGAGCTTGAGGAGGCGTAGGTGATGGTGACCGTGTCGACGCCTTTACCCGGTGCCCCGTCTGCGCCTTTGACCAGCTGCCAGGTGTACCGGCTTGGGTCGGTGGAATCGGCTTCGGTGAAATCCGAGTAGGTACCGACATAGGTGCGACCCGTCGGGTCCGTGGTCGAGAACCCCGCCACACCGTCTGAGCTGTTGGCGTAGGCGGTGTGGAAATAAGAGGTTCTACCGTCAGCACCGGGATTACCAGGTGTGCCGTTCTCACCATCCACGCCCTGACGAGATACCGCATAGGACACGCTCGTGGCCCCATCGGTAAACGTCAGGGTCGTGCGGGTCCACAGGAAATGACCCTTCGGCACCACCGGGATAGAGGTAGTCCACCCCGCGGTTGGAGTCGTGGTACCAGACGCCGATGAGGCGTACGCGGTCTCCGTGGACGAGATGCCCTTACCCGCGGACCCAGGATCACCTTTGTCGCCCTTGAGTCCGATCCTGCCGACTGAGTACCCGGTCTCGGTGGTGCCATCGGAATACGACCACACCGTCCGAGTCCAGACATAATCACCCGGACTGGTCACCGGTGGCTGAGATGCCCACCCACTGGTCGGCGTCGTGGTCCCGGACGAGGACTTCGCATAGGTAATCGTGGTGCCGGTAATCCCCACACCGTCTTTACCTGGCAGACCATCCTCGCCATCGGAACCGTCGGTGGGGATATAGGACACCGAGTGCCCGGTCTCGGTGGAATCATCCGTGTACGTCCACATAGTGCGCGTCCACAGATACCTGCCCTTGACCAGGGTCGGAACCGTCGTGGACCACCCCGAGGCCGGAGCGATCGTGCCGGAGGTGTGCAGCGCATACTCCACCAGAGTGGAGGACAGCCCCACACCATCCTTGCCGGGTAATCCATCCTCGCCGTCGAGGCCGTCTCGACCAGGCGCACCGGTGTTTCCGATCTTGCCGACCGAGTACCCGGTCTCCGTGGTGTTGTCATCGTAGCCCCACACCGTGCGGGTCCACACGAAATCACCCGGAGAGGTTACTGGAGGTTGTGCACCCCAGCCGGTGGTCGGCGGGGTGGTCCCGGAGGCAGATTTGGCATAGGTGATCGTCGTGGACTTGATGCCCACGCCGTCCTTGCCCGGCAGGCCGTCCTCGCCATCGGAACCGTCGGTGCCGACATAGGCGACGGAGAACCCCACCTCGGTGGAATTATCTGTATACGTCCAGGTGGTACGCGTCCACAGGTAGCGGCCCTTGACCAGCGTGGGGACTGTTGTTGTCCATCCGGTGGTCGGGGATGAGGTTCCGGAGGTGGACAAGGAATAGGCCAGAGCAGTCAAGGACAAGCCCACGCCATCCTTACCCGGCAGACCATCATCACCCTTATCGCCTGGGTCGCCCTTGTCACCCTTGTCGCCGGTATCACCGACCTTGCCAACTGAATACCCGGTCTCGGTGGTGCCATCGGAGTAGGTCCAGGTGGTTCGGGTCCAGATCCACTGCCCCGGCTGAGCTGCCGGAGGAGTCGCCACCCACCCGGAGGTCGGGGTGCTCGTACCCGAGGAGGACACCGCATAGACAATCGCGGTGTCGGTAATCCCCACGCCGTCCTTGCCCGGGAGACCGTCCTCCCCGTCGTTGCCGTCCTTGGACAGGTACGTAACGGAATATCCGGTCTCGGTGGAATTATCGGTGTAGGTCCAGGTGGTGCGGGTCCACAGGTAGTGGCCCTGCACGAGGGTAGGTACCTGTGATGTCCACCCGGAGGTAGGCGCCACGGTGCCGGAGGTGTGTACGGCGTAGGACACGGTGGTGGTTTTCAGCCCCAGCCCGTCACGGCCGGGGAGACCATCCTGCCCGTCGATACCATCGATACCGTCTCGACCAGGCTGACCAGTGTCACCGATCTTGCCAATGGCATGTCCGGTTTCGGTGGTGCCGTCGGTGTACGTCCAGATCGTCCGAGTCCACATGAACTGCCCCGGCTGGGCGGCCGGTGGCGTGGACACCCACCCGGAGGTCGGCGCGACTGTGCCAGACGAGGACACCGCATACAGGTGAACGGTGGAGGCAATACCCACACCGTCCTTACCCGGGAGACCATCATCACCGTCATTACCGTCCTGGGCAATGTAGGAGACGGAATGCCCGGTCTCGGTCGAATTGTCGGTGTAGGTCCAGACCGTTCGCGTCCACAGGTACTGCCCCTTGGTCAGCGGTGGCACCTGGTCAGACCACCCCGAGGTCGGAGCAACCGTGCCAGACGGCCCAACGGCATAAGACACCACCGTGGATTGAATGCCCAGTCCGTCTTTACCCGCGGTGCCATCGGTGCCGTCAGCACCCGGCGCGCCAGTATTACCTGTGACGAGCACTGGGGAGGTCACCTCGGACTGTCCGGACCCGTAGGTAATTCGGGTGCGCATCCAGATAAATGAACCCGATGGGCGCTGCGGGGTTAATACAGACCATCCGGATACCGGTGGGAATTCCTCTGAGTCACCCACCGCGTACTCAATGCGCGTGGCAGTCAGAGCAGCGTCAGATGCTTCCTTCGACTGCTCAGCGATTTGCTTCGCATCCTCAGCAGTTTTCTGAGCGTGTTTAGCAGCCGCCTCAATTCCCGCCAGCTCACGGCGATCCTGCAAGAATTTCTTCTCGAGCGTCATGTTTTCCGCCATGCGAGCCTGCTCATCACTGACCAGCTGCCCACCAACATGCACAAGGAAATCGGTGTCGGAATGGTCCGTGACCTGAGATTCAATGCGTGTGATCGGCAGATTCACCACATGATCAAGAACGGAAATGTTGGCACGATCACCAACATTAAAATCCACGTATGGAATCCAAGCACCCATACCGGCTTTCGTAATATCCGATTCCAGGAAAAAATCACTCGACACACGAGCGCGTGCTTCATCAAGTACGTCATGCACATCCGATTCCGGAGTTACATCCAGATCACTAGGATCCGTGGCAGTCACAGTCACATCAGCACGAATAAAGCTACGCGCCAGACCGCCGACCCGTTTGCCCCGCTGCAAGCTGGCAACATACCCTAAGGTATTTCCCGGCGCGTCTAGGTCGGTGACGTCTTCTAGTTCGATGTCATCGGGGAGATTCAAGGTGTAGCTTCCGTATGCCGAGCTTGCCAAGCTTCGGAGGATGGTGACGGTGGGGGCTTCAGCAATGAAAAATGGTGTGGCCACGCTAGACCTCCTTTACTGTCAGCACTGTCATGGCATGCGGAAATGTTTGCTCCATGATCTGCCTGTACGGTTCGCCTTGTGATGGTGTGATATCCACCTGTTCCGGTGTCATGGAGGAATTGGCGAGCTGCCATGATCTCACGGGTGGGTCGCCCGGCCACCAGAGTCGCGCACCGAGAATGAGTCCAGCATTTTGTGCTTGTCCGATGCACGTATCCCAGAGTGATCCGTCGCGTGCTTCCAGGCTGATGATTGGTGAATTATCTTCTTCTGGGACTTCGACCACGTGGTAAGGGTCATCAACCCAGCGTGTGCCGTCGGGGTCTTGTTGTGTCATCATCGCGGCGTCGAGGGCTTCTTGAGCAAGGCGGCGAATCACGAATCCCGCTTGACCATGCTTGAACGTAAATAATGTGCGGTTGGCTATTTGGATTTTTGCCATGTTCCACGGCTCTGGATAAATCAGACCGGATTCATCTGAGGTGCGCTCGTACGGAGTGGCCCGCCACCATGATGCAGGCCATGATTGGGCGGGGATCATTTTCCAAATATCTTTTAGATCTAAACCAAAGATGGTGGTGTTTTGTGGGGTGCCGATGGTGTCTGGATCGTCAGCGTTGGTGTAGATGATACGCATGCTTTTACGTTCCACTCCGTGCTGGCTAGCTGTCGCCGACACTACATAGAAGGCGTCTTCAGCCGGGGGAAGCTGACCACTGGGATCAAATTCTTTGATCGCATCCATGATCAGGATTTCCGCGTGGCGCTGAATCGAGCCGTCGTCACGCACGCCTGGCAGACTGATTTCCACATCGGAGGTTTCACCCCACTGATCAGGGTGCGAATAAGCGGTCGGTAAGGGTAAATCGCAGAGTGGATTACCGTCACCATCGCACAAACCGATCCACCTACCCTGGGTTGCGATTACATGGTTGACGTGTTTTTGCCACGACACGAAATCAGTCACAGCTCACCTCCGCTATAAAGTTCTTCAAAAAGGGGGAAGGTGGTCAGCCCTCCATAAGTTTTACGACCAGGGATTTATTACCCGGATATCCCACACAGCTTTAACACCAGGTGGAAGTATCCACTGCCCCACGCTCATCGGTGGGATACCTTCGGGAAAAACGCCATCAATTTTTAGATTCATGGGGTCTGTCTTTATGACGGTGAATTCCTCAACATCCGGAAGCGTGAAAACCGCCCCGGAAGGTGTTTCGACTACCCCGCCAGACCCCGAATACACAAAATCCGGGTATACGGTTACATCACCATGATTCGTCACTGTGACAATATTTTCGCCTGCCATCGGATCCGACCGCGCCAACCCAATAGGATTGAAAAGCTGCGCGGAGATAGTCTCCGAATCCACACGATCAGGACGTACCGACCAGACTGGGAGCGGCTGAGCCAGCCATAAATCCCAGTAGAATCTCCCCATCGCATGACCAGCATCGACCTCAACAACCACCGGCGCCGCAGACTCCGACCACAGAGAAAAAGCCTTACGAAATTTCATATCCGTTGCCGCCAGGTCATCAGACTGCACAAAGAAATCCACCGTGGTCTGCAGAGCACCGAATTTGGTTTGACCTGGAATCACACCAACGCCACCGGGGCGGGCAACATCATTACGAACAACACTGCCCACCAACGTTTGAAGTGCTCCGAGCGGTGCCATCACCTGAGACGTCAAAGGCGAACCAAGCAAATCCCACGAATCACCAAAAGGCGTTTTCATGACGACTTCCATTTATGCGTTCACTCCTCTCCTCGCATCAGCAACCGTCGACGCATCCATATGCACCACCGGCTTAGCGTTCGTACCCTCAAGAATTTCATTGATCAACTCGTCAACCTGATCAGCGGTATACATGGCAGCGCCATTGAGATGAATGTGAACTTCCTTGATGATCTGGTCACGCACATCAGGTGTGGCATAGGAATCATCAAGCTTCCAATCCACACCGAGTTCTTTCGCAGCTTGGTACTTCGCCCACGCAGATCCCAGGTACTGACCACGCAGATCTTCATTGCTAGAGGCCCACGCTTTCGACGCATCCTCCAGCCCGCCGATGGTGTAATCAAGACCCTTGATCGCTTCCTCAAGCGGCTGAGTTTTCTCAAACAGATCAATCTCAGACAGCCAATCCTCAACATCGCGCTCCGTCGAGGTCTTCTTATCTTCGACGTCCCATATAGGCGACAACGCATCATTGAGCTGCAGCGCCTTTTCCGCCTCAACTAATTGCGGGAAGAATTGACGCAGCACCGCAGTAGGATCACCACCAGTCGTGGTCACCCACTTCATCTGATCAAGAGCCTGATTCAGCTGCCCATCAGACATCGACACACCGTAGTCCTTAAACAGGACCTCAAGGGTGCTTCGGAATGTGTCCATCTGGGCTTGCTGCCCGCGGTACTCATTCGACCACGGACCCTGCAGCCCCAAGAAAGACCCTGCCCTGCCTAGCAGATTGGAATCCATCTGCTTTTGCAGCTCAGCCATCTTCGTAATAATGTCAGCAGCCTGCGCCGTCGCAGTAGCACCAACAAGGTCCACACCTGCCACTTCAGCAGACATCTTGATCAACCGCTCCTGCGCTTTCAGCAGATCGGCCTGATTCCGCGCATTCTGCCTGGTAACCTCAGCTAACGCCGATTCAGCTTTAATCTGATCAAGTCGTGCTGATAACTCAGACTGCAGCGCTTTCGCACGCGCAGCCTCATAGGTAAACAGCGCACCAATCGCAGCATCCGACCACTGATCAAGCATGCCCTGCGATGCCAAAGCCTGGAAACTCAGGTACGAATCCCAATCTTCATGCAACCCCATAAGCCGGAGTTGAGCTGCGATATTGCCCCGCTCAATCTCACGATCAAGCGCCAACTTTGCTTCAGCAACTGCTACTGCGCTTTCAGCTTCAGCAATAAGTCGATCTTGCTGAGCAACCCGCAGAGCGAATTCAGCAACGCGCTGTTCGTTAAGTCCACGCACAATATCCTGCTGTAGCGACGCCACGTTCTGCTGCATCTCCGTCACTAGCGAGGCATGCTCAGCCACGAGCTTCCACGCATCAGCGACTGCCTGCAGGGCAGCCATGCGAGCCTCATGGATCATGTCAATAATCTCCCCGATCGTCTCGACCACCATCGTGACCATAGAAATCGTGGATTTCACCAGATCCAAGAGCACACCCAGCGACATACCCGCCGGACCAACCGCAGCACCCAAAGAGCCAAGCGCACCAGACACCACGCCTAGACCTTGGGACACCAGCGCACCATCTACGCCCATGCCGATCAGCTGATCAGCAAAGCTATTAGCCTGCGACTGCATACCCGCAACATGCCCCTGCGACAGCACAACCAAATCATCAAGGTCAGCGACCTGCTGCTTCTTCGCCGCCACCAAATCAGCTTCCGCCTTAGCGACCGCGTCATTGGCTTTGTTGATTTCCTCGGCATGCTTCTTCGCTGATTCTTCGGCGTTGTCGTCCAGGTCCTCACGGACACGACGTAGCTTCTCCTCCGAATCAGCCAACTTCTCATTAGCATTAGCCAGCTTGTCCTCCGAATCAGCCTTTGCAACATTCGCCTTAGCTTCCTCAACGGCTTTTTGGGCGTCATCGAGTTTGCGCTGATCCTGCTTGGACATCTCACCATCAGAGGAGTTCAGTTCATCAAGCGCCTTACGTGCCTCCTCAAGAGCTTTTTCCTTGGCCGCCAAACTATCCAAATGGTCCAGCTGACGTGCGCGGGAATCCCAAACAGCCTGTTCAGCATCCAAGAACCCAGTAACAATGTCAGCACCAGGCAGATCAATACCGAGATCAAAAATGCCGCGGGTCAGTGCACGCGCCGTTATCCCCTCATCGGAAGAATAATCAGCTGCTTGTGCCAGCCACTCCGATGCCGTCTCCATGGACACCGCCGCGTCCGCCAACATTTTCGCAGCCTCCGGATACTCGCTAAAGAATCCAGACATAGCCTGCGACAGCTCAGGTGGGAGCATCAACTCGTCACGGCCAGAGGTGTTACGCACCAAAGCGCCGTTCGGCACCCAGCCACCCAAATCACGAGTAAACAAATCAACAATGCCACCCTCGGCATAACCGTGCCCCTGCCCCCACATGGTGGTCAAATCGTCACCATAGCGAGAGCGGTAGTAACGCAAAGCTGCGTTCATATTCGCCCAAGCGTCAGTGCGATCATTCGGCAAGCTAGGGTCACGGTGTGCAGCGAAAGTACCAGGAATGATCTGCAAAAGACCAAGGGCCTCATTGCCCCCGGAATTCACATCAATAATCCCCTGCTTAATGCTCGGATTACCGCCAGACTCAGTCTGAATCTGTTTGAGCATCGCATTGACCTGCGCAGGATTATCAGCGTCAAAGCCGTTGCGTCGCATAGCATCCATTGCCATTTCGCGCCAGGACTCAACATCGCCACTGATACCACCAGTGCCGTCGTAGGATCCGGCGCCGACCTTGCCAGTGATCTTGCTCCACAAAGATTCCGCAGCGTTTTTCAGGAAAGCACCCGGCATCTGAGCAAACCAAGAACCATCATCAGGGAAAGGATTGATCTTATTTACCACCGCATCCCAGAGCTTTTTCACAGTGCCCATGATGCTGAAACCGCCACCGGATTCACCATCAAATGGAACCATCTGAACCACACCTGACGGATCAACCAACGGCTGCAATGCTGCCAGGTGGATGTGGTCAGTGTGGCCAGCCATGGTGTCAGCGCCGTAATAGCCGAAGCCATCACCAACATCCATGCCACTACCAATATTGCGTGCTGGATTATGGATCAGCTGCTCAAGCTGGTCGCCATAATTGCCAAACATAAAGGCTGCTGCTGCCTGCATCTCAGGATTCGACGGCATACCACTACCGGTGTTTGAGAAGTCGGCAGCCATGTTCTTACCGTGGTAACCAGAGTCTCCTGGTCGGTAATGCGAGGTCAAAGACAAACCTGGGTAAAACTGGCGCATGATGGAGTTCAACGAACCCACAATGCCACCATCAGCGTATCCAGCCACATAATCACTCATGAATCCCGCAAACGTTTTACCCTTTTTGCCGGCTTCATTTGCGGAGAGGAAAAGGTCACGGGAGCGCTGATCTTTCAACGCTTCCGAAACCAGAACACCCTCACCCTGGCGCATCGGGACGAGCTGGTCATCCCCATCCGCCATGCGGGAAAAGCCCGGCAGAATACCACCGCGAGCAAAACCAATTTGGATAGGATCAGGCGCATCCATGCCGGTGAATTTAGCGACCGCGCCAATAGCTTTGAGCAGACCGTTATTCCACACGGTATTGACGATGAACCTGATTGGTGCTGCAGCGAGCTCTTTCAGACCATCCCAAATTTTGCCGATAGCATCGACCGCAGTCTGGAAAGAACCCTGGACTGCATCAAGCCCACCCTGCAGGCCGCCGAATACGACGCCGACAATGAAATCTTTGCCAAGGCCTAGCAGGTCAGTGAAGCCGTCCCAGATCCCGGCGATGGCGCCGAAGATGTCTGAGAAATACATATGCAGGCTGACGATCGCGCCGACCAGTACGTCAGCGAAAACGCTGGCGACGCTGCCCACCAAACCAATAAGTGGGGCGAGAATATTGTCCGCTACCCACTGGATGATATTTGCGGCGAATTCAATGATTTCAGCGACCACACGCACCGCACCGACCAAACCAACAAACGCAGCGACCAGGACTCCACCGACGATTCCGGCGATGATTTTTAGGAGCGGCATCAGGACTGGGGACAGGAAATCCCAGAGCGCCTTGAAAAGGTCGTAAACGCCCTTGATGGCTTCCCAGAGGGCGCCACCGAGTGCACCGGCGACCTCGAGGACCGCCTCAGCCAAGGACTGCACTGTCTCCCACAAAGAGCTCAGCGTTTCACCGAGCTGATCTTTTGTGAATTCATACAGCCACGTGAGCACCGGCTCCGCAGTATCCCACGCATCATGGAAAAACTCCGTGAGCTTATCTCGGAAATCGAAAATACGATCACCCAGATCAGCAATAAACGTGATTAGCTCCTCGGCGCCCTCTTCACCGAAAAGCTCAGCTAGTGCACCATACCCCCAGTCGCCACCAGTGAACGCAGCAGCGATCTCCTCCCACGCACTGACCACCGTGTCTTTAGTATCAATTGCCCCATCGCGAATATCGAAAAGGAAATCAACAACGCCAGAATCTTCAGACAGCCCAAATGGCAGGCCTGTGTAGTCACCATCGAAAAGGATGTCCCACACACCACTGCCAAGATCTTTAATACTGCCCAGTGTGTCGCCGACGCTTTCGACAATTGGTGAGTCAATCACCGACTGGGCAAGGTTCCCAGCCCACTCATTAAATTGCAACGTGGACTCAATCGCCCAACCGTGGATATTACCCTTGAGCTGGTTAAACATTCCCGTGAAGGTATTTTGAGTATTATCCGCCATGGTCTGTGCAGACCCCGCGAAATCACCCATACCCTCACCACCAGCAGTCAAAGACTCAAGGAAAGTAGGGATCTGGTCAACGCCCAAATCCTCAACCGGCGTGCCAAACAACGCAATCGCGGCATTGGCGCGCTCCGCAGGATCTTCAATCCCAAGCAGTCCCTCTGCGGTCAGCTTCAACGCTTCCTGAGCGCCCTCGCCACCCGCAGCGATTTTCGACGCCATCTCCCCCGCCGACAACCCGATCAGGTCATAAGCTTCCGTGGAGGTTTTCGACATATCGGATCCACGCAAAGAGAATTCCTTGATCGCATCACCGGTCTTGTCGATCGCGTACTGGCCATTCTCCGACGCAGCAACCAGCATCGCCATAGCATCAGCACCATCAATACCCAAAGTATTGAAGTGCTTTGAATACTCGTTCATCGCGTCGAAAACTTCATCCTGCATAGCTGCAGGTACTTTCTGCATGCCAGCGGTGAGCAGGTCCAGGCCCTCTTGGGCATTGGAGACCATGCCGGAGTTCAGCATCACGTCGATAGTTGACGCGGTTTCTTCCGCAGACCGCTGGAAAGTCTGATTAAAGGCCATGAAATCATCACTCAACTGCGCAGCTGTCTGTCCGCCCATATGAGCAATCTCATCGCCCAGCACCTGATTGATCTGAGTGACCGCCAACGCGGTCTCCTCATAATCCCCCATGCCAGAACCCATCGCGTCCGCGATCTCACCTTGCATGTCACGCGCAGCATCAGCAGACAAACCGAACTGGTTCTGCATATTCACACGAGATTTAGCCAGGTCATCACTGAACTTCACAGCTGCGCCAGCAGCAGTGCCCAATGCGCCAGCGATAGCCATGACACCAGCTGCCGGGCCACCCTTGAAGCTTTCTAGGAGATCGCCCACTCCACCGAGCGGGCCACCCATATCGGATACTTGATCTTTCAGGCCACTAAAGCTATCTTTCAAACCGCCGAAAGTGCCCTTGGAATTGCTGACCTCGTTGTTCAGGTCTAGCTGCGCTTGCTGGTATTTTTCAGTAGTGCGCTGCAAATCTTCCAACTGAGATTTGTGCTTCTGCTCAGCGTCAGTAATATCCCGCTCAGCTTTGGTGAGCTTGATGGTTTCATCAGTGACCTTGGCGCGAGCTTTCTCCACCTTAGCCTGCTCAGCGAGACCAGATTTGCCCTTTTTCAGAGCATCCTGATATTTCTCCTCAGCTGCAGCCTGCTCCGCAATAGCAGCATTCAGCCGATCTTGCTGAGCTTTACGCTTGCTAGTGGAATCCTCACGAGCGCGGTCAAAATCATTAAGCTTCTTCGTCGATGCCGCGACTTGACGCTCCAAAGACTTCACCGAATCATTAACAGATTTCTCCACCTCAGACGCAGCTTTTTTACCTGCATCCCTGGCTGGCTTGATCAGCTTGTCATTGAGCTGGCCTGCGATGCCAATAAAGCTAGGTGCGATAGGCACATTAATAAAACCAAGCTCAGCCATGGAAAACTCCTAAAAATAATGTGATTATGCGGACAACCCACGGGCACGCATGCGCTTGATCTTCTCGCGCTCTTCACGCTCAGCGTCCATCTCAGCCAGCGTTTTCAAAAGCATGTGTGGTTTCTTCGCCTCCGAATTAGCAGCCACAGACTGAGCCAGCATGATCTCCCCCGCAGCTAATGGTGTGACGATGCCAAACATCGCTGCGCCAAAACGAGTCTCAGGGCGAGCCGCTAAATCAGCCACAAGGTTTGCAACACGACGGCTCGGAATCTCACCACGCAACCAGCCAAAAATATCGATCTGAAAATGGCGCAAAAAATCAACCTCAATAGCCTCCAAATGCTGCAGAGCCAAGCGCAGGTAATGAAGCTTCTCTGCACTGAGTCCTGCCGCTTCCATCCAAAGGGTAAAAAGGCGCTGCCAATCATCAGGGCTGGGGAAAAGGGAAAACAATGCGAACCCGGAATTAGTGGTGAGGAGCCGCCGAAACTTCGACGGATTCTCTAAGAATGTGGCGCACCACTCCACACCAAGCGTCATAGGGTCAGCTGTCATCTCAAGATCAGCTGACCTATCCCCCACGTGAAATGTCACAATGACAGTGGGGGCTGTGCCCATTTCCCGCAGGAAATGATCAAGCACTTTTAATCAGATTCTTTCTTAATCATGCCGATGGTCTCAGCCACCTTTTCCGTGATCATCTCAAAATCAATAACCATCGCACCCGCAGCCTTGAGCTTGAATTTTGAAGTCTTGGTGATAATCGAATTCACCAGCACTGGATAATTCATTTCAGCCATAGCTTCGACCGCTTCATAAGACCAGAAGCGTTGGTCTTTGATCACATCAAGAGTGATTGAAGCGCCGTTGTAAAGCACGACATCGAATGGGACGGTCTCTACTGTGCTTGGTGCTTTTTCGATGGTCTCTACAGAGTCCTCAAAATCGTTATCAACATCGTTGACAACAACCTCTGGCTTAGTGCTGTTCTTGCGTGGTGTCATGGCGGTTTCCTTTCAGGTAAAACAAAAACCCCACACCAGGTGGCGCAGGGCGAAAAAGTGGTGGCAGTTTCAAGCAAAAGACTGTGAGGGGCCCAGGCGAAACCGCCACGGAAAGCCAAGGCCCCGACCGACTATGACAGATTAATCAAATCAGCGTCACCATCAGACACCACAGTGGCCTCCATAGCAGTACCCTCACCCGATGCATCAGGAATAAACGCAGTGCCATCAGTTACCTGGGTAGCTACGTCAGCTACGGTCTGGAAAATCTTCTCCTGCACTTCCACGACAGCTCCATTCTCATCAATTCGGTAGAACATTTCTTCGACGGCATATCCGTCATCACCATTCTTGTAGGTGGCGGCAATAGCGCGAGCGCTAGGTGCATTACCGGTGGTACGTGCTGCGACAGTGAGGTCTGCCTTTTCGCGAGAGACCATCACTCCGATAACTCCAGACTGGAATTTGTGCACACGAGCAACATAGGCCTTAGCAACCTTGTTTGAATGCTTGCGGTACAAAGTGCCGTTCTTCTCGGTAGTTTCTGGCCACTCAATATAATCCAATGCTGGGGAGCCTGGAATCACATTGGTGGTAGAGGTCAGCGCACCCTTGGTGTAGTCAGTAGCGGACTGACCACCGGTTAGCTGGGTGGTGTTCGACGTGACCTCACGGGAAAGTTCGAAGGTGGAATCTGCTGGCTCAAGACCAGCGGAGTGCCAACCGCCAACAAAAGTGCCGGTAGCTCGGTCAATCTTCGGATCATCACCGAAATACAGTAGGGTTTCTTTATCTTCCAAGACCTTAATATCAAGGCCCTCGGTACGGGACTTCGCCATTGTTAGGCTCCTTTACTCAAATGATTGAAAAAATTTGGACATGCCAACTGAGATCGACATGGTGGAGACGTAACCACCAGCGAGGGAATCAGGAGCGACCACAACGCCAGTAGAACGAGATTTCGAAACACCTAAACCCAACCCACCAAAAGACGAGGTCAGGAAGTCATGAATGTTTCTTCCCCACTTGCGTGAGGTATCAAAAGATGGTGAGTGCACAGTAATGCGCACCAGCACACGATCATGGCCAGTCTCACGCGACTGCGAGGCATCATCAGCCACCACGACCGCAACCCCAAGATTGGGATTCCACCCATCCGGCAAACGATGTCGATGGATATAGGAAAAGGCACTGCCATCAGAATTGAATCTTTTCGGCAATGCCTTAGTGAGCCGCTTATGCACCAAGGTGACGGCATCATTACTGACCGGTATTTTCACCCTCACTCCTAAACTCAAGTCCTAGTGACTCAGCAGCTTTAGTGAAAGCTCCCGTGCGCGCTTGGTGCGCCACCGCATACGGATGGTTGACATGGACATGCACCCACGGCCGGCGACCAGAATTATCAGTGGGGACAATTTCAAAAACTTTGTCTTTCACTGACCACTTGGTGGGATTATCGCCGATGGATTTAGGCCACGTCGCTTTCGCGACATCGACGAAATCCTCAGCGACTTCCATGAGCCGATCATCCAATGCAGGATCCGCCAGAATCTTCTCCACCAAATCATTGATGTCGAATTCCTTAGAGGCCATCGGACACCTCCCCACGTGATACTGTGACGGTCACTTTAGGTCGATGACGTGCCAGCATTGGACGACGGCCAATGCTGTAATCAAATGACTTGATTGCATCCACTGTGAACTCCTCACCGCGCACCCGCACTACATCACCATCGCGAAACACAGTCCCCGCAGGCGCTAGAATTTGGTATTTCGTCACGTCGCCATGCATGTACCCGTCGCCGTTGACTACCTGATCACCCGCTGGGGATACGACGCAATGCCGAATCTCCTCAATGACTGGGCGATCCTGGAGCATGTCGAATTCATCACGCTGCGCCACACCAAGCTTGTATACCGATTCGCCGCTTTGGTGGATAGTCATCGCGATTCCCACTCCGGCCAGGGTTTCACTGCGGGGAAATCACCACGAGGGTACGCTCCAACGAAAAGCCCGAGAGCTTCTTTCTGCGCATCAGCTAGACGGACACCGGAAAAGGTCACGGCGCCTACATCTGCATATGTCACGCTGTCAGACTGTGGCCCAGTCGTAGAAGATGCGGAGCGCACACCAGCATTGGGCCCAATGATGATCGCAGCAGACACCATCTCGCGGATGACATCTTTAGCTTCACCATCGAGCCATGGAGTGACAAGAACCTCAGAATCAAAAAAGCGCCCCTCTTTCAGGAACGCTCTGCGAATCTTTTCCTCAGCATCATCAATGAGAATGCCGATCCGGTCATATGTTTCAGGCCCCGGCTGTGGATCAAGCCGTGCCACAATGTCAGTTACACCTACAAGTGCCACAGCCATCTCCTTCTACTAGGCAGGGATAGCTGCGATGAGCTCATCCTTGGTCTTGAATTGGGTGGGGTCAATCTTCATGGCGCGAGCGTAGCTATCCCACTTGTCACGATTGTGAGCGTTAGCTGGGCGTTTAATGATGGAAGTCTCGTCCACCACTAGATCCTCATCTGGTGCTACTGCATCCAGATTTGGTTCATCCTCTGGATAATCTTCTCCCTCATCGACTGGCTGCTCAGCGATGACACCAGCGGGGACAGCCGCACCAATCTTAATCAGGTGAGCGCCCTTAGCCTCATCGACAGTGAATACATCACCCTTGGTGAAATACTCGTAGTCGTTTTCGCCTACGCGCTTGCGGAATCGGTCACTGACCAGACGAAGTTCCATTACTTAACCCCCGTAATCCACGCAGCTGCCTTTGGCTTGTCGAATCCAATGATGCGCTTACCGGAAAGCTTGTAAGCGATGGTGTCGCGCTCTGGGTAATCATAAGGGCCGTACATGGAAAGTGGGTTGGTGTCAGACACAAAGCCTGGACGATTCTTGGAATCAAGAACAAGCACACGATCGGTGTACCAGAAACGAGGAATGACGATCTGCAGGCCGTTGTAGCCCTGTGCAGTCAAGCCTTTGTAGCCAGCGAAGAGTGGATTATCAGTGGCAAGATTGCCAGTGAATGCCGCGCGCACCTCTTCGGACTTTACAAAGCTTCCCATGAGGGAGCGAGGAATGACAATGGTGTCAGGATCGAAGCCATAGGTTGCTTCCCCCTCAGCAACATCAGGTACTGCAGCGTCCGCGATCAATTCAATTGCTTCATTGGTATCCCCCAATGGATCGCCAGTGGCATTCTTCCACAGGTCAGTAGCAGTCACAGTGCCAATATCGGAAGCTTCCAGCAGCGCCTTGATGCGCTTGTAGCGGGAAAACTCGGCAGCATTCTTAAACTGCGCCAGGGACTTCGCAACCTGATTTACCTGGTTTTCATCGCGCATGTCATAGGAGAATTCCAGCATGCGGCCTTCCTTCTCACCAGTGATCATGACGCGAGTGCCACCCTGCGCACGAGTGGTAGGGTACTCGGCGAATTCGGCGACAGTCTCAAGACCATCAGCAGCGAAAGGAACTGGATCCTTCTCGTACGCGACGGAGCCGTTGTTTCGACCTAGATCTTCGAAGATTGCGCCTGCTAGATCCCAGTCCACCAGGTAGTCCACGATTGGCTTCGCAAAGTAGGTTGGGTTAGCCAGAAGCTCAGAGACGGTGTAGGTTGCGCCGTCGTTTACGGAGTAAATAGGTTCAGCCATGATTCATGGTCTCCTTAGGATAGGCGCACAAGCGCACGGGTAGCGGTAGGTGCAACGTCGGTGACGATGCCCACAACAGAGCCAGCAGTCCAGAGCTTGGCTTTGCCGAGATCATCGGCACCAACCTTGTCTCCGAACGCAAGCTGAGCGGTGGTTTCGAGGTATACCTCCATGCCGGAGTATGCGACACCAACATGTTCTGGCTTCTGGCGCACGAGCATGCCATCGACCGGATCGGTCTGTGGACCAGCGTCAGTGACTGCGACACCAAGCACCTTGGAGGAGTCCACACCAGCGACACCAACGCCACCAGTCTTAGCCTCCATGATCTGACCACCAAGCACGGCTTCAACCGCCTTGAAAGTCTTAGGGCCGGTCTTAGTAACAATGTTAATTCCAGGCATTATTTTTCCTTTCTAGAAATTAAGCTTGAAAGCTCGTTGGATTTCCTCAGCCTCATGTTCTGCTGAGGTGAGGTTGTCAACTTCCTTGACGTGCCCGGTTTCCGACCGGTGCACCAAACCAGCGCGCATGTTATCCAGGCGCGCCTTTGCATCGTCAAAGTCGTTGCGCAGCGCTTCAACCCATCGGGGTTGTGCTGCTGCGCCGATCTTGCCGTCCTTGACTGCTTGTGCTGCGATCTTTTCTAGGTTGGCTTCGGCGTCCTTGGCTTCGGCTTCCTTCCACTTCAACTCTGCTTCTTCGAGCTCTGCGAGGCGCGCTGCATCGACTTCGATGGTGAGTGGCGCGTCTGCATCAGTGTGTTCTTCGTCCACGGGTAAAGGTGCGGACGGTTCTGTGGTGGTGGTGGCTTCTTCCTTGTCGGGAGTGCCTGCCTGCTCAGTGGGTTCTTCTGCTACCTGCTCTTGTAGTGCTTCTTCGAGAGCGTTGATAATGGTGGTTTCATCGGTGGCTTTGTCGGTGGGCAGGCCGAGGCGCTGCGCGATTTCATTCAGGAAATCCATATTTTCATTCGTCTTTCTGGGTTCAGTCATAGGTGGCCGGGTGGCTTCCCTACGGGAGTGGTTTTTGAATCGTGCCATCACGCGGGATTGTGAAAATGCCTGCATGTCTGCAGGTTCCAGTGATCCGTCGATGTGGTCTGCGAGTCCTGCTGTGACAGCTTCTGAGGCGGAGTACCAGGATTCCGCTCGCATTGCAGCACGCCAGAAATCCACACTTTCACTGGTGCGTGAAGCGTAGATGCCGGCGATGTTTTCCGATTCGCGATTAAGATGATCGATCATGGTCGCGAGGTCATCTGCGTTGCCGTAAGCCATAGCCATAGCGTCGTGAATCATGAGCTCAGAGTGTGGGGCCATGACTAGTTCATCTGCTGCACCTACGGCAATGAAAGAGGCAGCGCTTGCTGCCATGCCCTCTACAACTACGGTCACACGCGCTTTGTGGCGCTTGAGTGAATTCATAATTGCCAGGCCATCCCACACGTCACCGCCTGGGCTGTGCATACGCACTGTCAAATCGGTGACATCTAGGTCTGCGATGTCGGTGGCAAATTGTTTGGCATCGACGCCGAACCACCCGCCGATTTCGTCATAAAGCAAAACCTCGGCAGCAGAACTACCGAGGTTGTTAATTGTCATTCGCTTTTTCATTAAGCCCCCTCCAATGGGCGTTTAGGCGGAAGGCCACCACGTCGGCGAACCTCTTCCTCCAGATCCTTATCCGGCAAGATCACACCAGCGGCCACGAGTGTGGAAAGGGTCTCCATTGGGAGATCCTTTACTGAGCCGATGGGATCAAATGTGATTTTGGGATAGGGGCCATGCTCAACATCGAAAGCGAGGTTGACCATTCGCTCCACCAAGAATTGATTAAGCGTGTCGGCAATAGATTCAGCCAATGTTTGCAGTGACTGAATGAACGTATCTGCCTGGATTTCAGCGAGGGAGTACGATCCGCCCTTACCCTCAAGGTTGAGGAAGTGCGCCAGAACAGAACGCGCAATCATTGAATCGTGATATGCGATCGGCTCCCGAATAGAGGGCAGCTGCCCATTGACACCTAGAATCGAAAGCTTTGCGCCCTTAGGTCCAGCTCCACCAGATGATTTTCCAGCGTTGACTTTTTTGGCGATCCGCTCACCGCGCTTGATTTCCTCAGGCTCATCAGTGCCTGCCTCATACCATGGCACACCCATGCCGTTGCGCTGCAAAACATTATCTTCCAGCGCGAGCTGTCGATCTCGTAGCACCCAGTGTTTGTACGCTGCGCGTAGCTCAGAGTTTCCTGTCCAGGTGAAATCATCTGGATCATTGACGTAAGCAAGTAGATGCTCTACACCGATTTCTACTGGTTTACCTTTGCCACCTGGTGGTGGCACCTGCTTAATCCCAGCAAGCCCACCATCGGACTCCACAAGGATTTCTTGAATTGATCCAGGTGGGCGATATGCCAGCTTATGCAAGCGGTCACGACCATCAACCTCTTTGTAAACCACCTCGAAGAAAGCATGACCATAGGTCAACATCTTCAACACCCAATGCAGGTGCTGGCGAAGCGACACACGCCCACCAGTTTCAGCCAGAGGTGCACGACCATCATCGCCCAGGATTGGGATACGTAAATCCTCAGCGACAAGTCGTACTACCTCATCTGATGCACCATTGGGATCTAGTCGCCACGTGGTACGTCGGATTGGCAGGGACACTGCACGCAAGATTGATTTGACCTGTGTGTCCTCGCGAGCCATACGTGAATACGCACGGATAGACCGAGGCCACCGTAGATCCCAGTTCACTTCACTGGCAGGGTCCCACACATCTACATTTGCATGCCCTATTTCAGCCACACACTCACCCCCTTATTAAAAAGCAAAATCATTAACAATTTCTACAGACTCCACTTCCACCGGCAGCAACACCGGCGCTTTCCGCTTAGCAGGCAAAGGAGCAAACCGAGTCACACCCCACATCGCGGCAGATAAAGAAACCAGCTGACAAATCACACCAGAACGACGCGCCCACTTGACACCGCCGTCCTTATCCTCGCGCAGCTCAGCACACGCCATGCCATCACGAATAATCTGTGAATCATCAAGCAGATAATCCTGATCATCGACACCCTGTAAGAACGCTGCAGTCGATGACTTCACACTGGTGAAGGTCATCCTCTCCACATCGAACCCGGCGCGCTCGAGTGGGTCGATGAGGACTTCTGCTGGTGATTTGTGGTCGATGAGGATTGCCATTGGGTTTGCGGCTTCGATGACTTGGATGGTTGCGTCTACGACGGTTTTGACGTTCATGTCTGCGTGGTAGACGACTCGTCCGTAGACTTTTTCTCCGCTTCGTCCGCCGATGGAGATTGAGCACATTGTGCGGTCTGGTGCTGCGTCGATGGAGATGACGGAGTGTGAGAGTGTTTGTGGGTTGGTGGTCATGACTGCTGTGAGTGCTTCGTCGGAGATGACTGGTGTGAAGTTGTCTTCGGTGAGTTCATCGAACCAGCTTGCCCAGCCGAGGGCTTCGACTCCGAAGTTGATTCGTCCTTCTTCGGTGTTCATGCGGCGCATGATTTTTTTCATCTTTTTTGCTGTGGCGATAACACCATAGGACGGGTTGGAAAGTATCCAGGTTTGCTCATCTTCTGGATCAAGATCCGTAGGAGCTGCGTACTCCGAAAGATAAAGCGGATCATTGATATCAAAATCATCGAGTGCTTGCGCTCGCATCGCCGAAAGAACTTTCCCTTTTTGATGCTGCGGAAAATCTTTATGCACAGAGGATGACATAAAGAACACCTGCGGGTCTGGTGCTGCCTGGGAGAGGAAGGATAGTGCTGCCATTTCCCCATCGGTGAGGTTGTATGCCTCGTCGTAAATCAGCAGGTCGACTTTTGTCAGCCCTCGGCCTGCGTCTTGTGACCTAGTAGTAAAGACCACTCGCCCTCCGTTGCTGAGGAAGATTGTTCCCCTGCCTTGTGAGCAGGTGTGGCTGGTAACGAGCTTCATGAGGAAGCGTCTACCTTTGACAATTTTCCATGCCTGCTCGTATAGCTCTTTCGCAGTCTCCCACTGCTGTGCCGTGAATAGCACGTTTTGGCCGAGGATGAAGATTCGGTAGATCACGATCAATGCCACGATCAGGGATTTTCCGTTTTGTCGCGGCACAATCAAGATCGCATCTGAGTGTGTCCATGTCCCATCGGGGTTGGTGGCATTGATTGCGTTGATCTCATTGCATTGCCACGGCATTGGTGGGACACCAGCTCTGCGCGCCAGCTCAATGTTTTTGCGACCGTGCTCGTGGTCACCTGGGGCTTCGCGGAGATTTAACGGGGTTTGTTTGCCGGTGAGTGTTGGGAAGTCCTCAGAGGTCGGATAGTCCTCCCGCTTCGTCGTCGTCATCGTCGTCATATGCAGCTCGCCTCCTACTAACCTCGGCTAGAAGCTGCTTAAAAACGATTTCGGTTTGACGCTGCTCCCGTAGAACATTTCCAATCTCTAGGACAAACTCTGTGTCGGAGTCTTTGTAGGGCAGGATTCTGCCCCATTCGTTGTCGTCGCGGGTGGCGAGTCGGTCGAGTCGGTCGAGTCGGTCTTTGACGCGGCATGATTCGACGACGAGTGCGTGGACGTCACCTGGGTCTCGGTGGCTGCGCATTTGCTCGTAGAGTGTTCGTCCTCCATCTTCGAATGTTTCGAGGCTAAAAAGGGCTTCCAGGTCATCCATTTTGGTCATCCCTTTCTGCAGCTCAGGCAAACTTTTTGATCGAGTGTAAAAAATGTTCTGACTGTGCCGAAAAAGGGTGGGGTCAGGAGGTGCACCACGCTAAGATTTCTGTGAATTCACTGGAAGGCTAGTCCTCCCAGGTCAACGCCGTTTCTTACGGGCTCACGAATCTTTTGCGGGGTGCTAGAGGTTGCTTGACGGGCGATTGCTGGCCGGAGATGGTCATTGCTGCCGTCTTGGCGTTGCGAATTGCAGGTGAAGTGCAGCAGGCGGTCGAGGTGTGATCCTCTGCGTGCTCCCTCGGCTTCGAGGTGGTCACGTGCGAGTGGTTTGCCATCGAAATTCTTGGTTTTATCTTTGTACATTGGTTTGCCACACCACCAGCAGAGTGAGCCGTCTTTATGCTTGCGCAGTAGCGACTCGCGAGCTTGCTGGTGTTGCCATCCATAGCCTCGCTCAGTGGTGCTTTTAGCCCGCTTTGGTTTGATGCTTGCGTGTTTGCTGTACCAGGCTGCTGCGATTTTGAGCATTTCGGGCGGGCGTTCCGCTTTGCAGCGTTTCATCACGATATCTTTGCCTGGGTCAACCACGTCGATCACTGCGCCGAGTGTGCGGTAGTGGTCGAGGAGCTTATCTGATGGTGATGAATGGATGATCCATACTGTGTGGTCGCCTGCGTGTTTGATTGCTGCGTCTATTGCTGCTTGCCTGGTGGTTTTGGTGATCTGTTTGATGTGTTGTAGGTGCGTGTGGTTGGCAGGCGAGACACCGGCGAGTTCGTTGGCGATGGTGTCGAAGTCAATGAGCACGTCACCTGGTTTCCACTGCTCTCGAATGAATGTGCTTTTGCCTGCTGCTGGTGGGCCGGTGACTACATGGATGTTGGTTGCGCCTTTAGTGGTGGGCAGTGCGTCGTCGTCGTGGTTGGTGATGAGTTGGCCCGGGTTGATGATTTCTGCGTCACGCGGCCACTGATCACGCTTCGAATACCAGGAGTCAACGAGCCTGTGTTTGTAACCCGGCCTGTGCGCTTTGCAGCGCTGTAAGGCTGTGTCGTAGCCGGGGTCAATGACAATGAAGCTCGCACCATACCGGCGCCACTGTCCTGCCTGCGAGTCAGTCAGGTTGGAGATCAGTACCCACACATCAACCTGGTTGCGGTGCTTGATTGCTTCCTGGATCGCTGCTTCCCTCGCAGCCTTGCTGACCTTCTTCACGATGGCATCATGGTGGTGCTTTGATTCCGATTTGCCGGTCAACGTGTTGGTGAGCTCGTCGGATCCAATCTGAATATCACCAGGTTTTGCGGTATTGCGTACCCAGGTGGATTTCCCGCAGCCTGGGCTGCCGGTGACGATGTGAAGCGACATGCTCACCTCCATTATGTATTCAGTTTTAAAGTTTGAGCGCCGTTGGATTGGGTGGCGCAACACCCTAGCGGTTTATTTAGCTACTCTCTTCAACCCGAACCAAATAAAAAGGATCAGGATCAATTCCATGCAGTGCTTTATATTCCGCTATATCAATGGTTGACTGAGTTATCTCAATGTCTTCAATATCCGTGACCTCAGAAATTGAGAACAATGCCTCCCTCAGTTCTCTATTGATTTTAGACTTTGGCATAGCAAGATCGATGTCAACTGACCTCGCTATTCCCTCTTCTTGATGTAGCTTCATATTCATGCCTGCGGGAATCGAACCACCTTCCAAAGTTGTGTAGTCCTTACGATCAACGATCCTTCTCACCCATCGGTTCCAATCATCAGCGACGAGCCACCTTAGGGTATCTTGCCGAAACTTTATATGAATATTGGTCGCATATATCAGCATGTCTATAGGGTATCGGAGAACCCATACAGATCTATATCAAAGAGCAAGCTCTCTATGAGTCCAGCGCGACCTCTGCACATTGACTACCCACGCCACCAGAACGGAGTTCTATCAACGTGACGGCATAAGATCTACTCCCGCAGTATGCACGTGGTGTGAATCGTAACCACGTGCATGGCGTTTCCCATACGGAACTACGGGATGATCGACTCCACCACCGCGCCACCCCCATTAATTGGTTGTTCTTATATTTATACCGTCTCCCGATGATCGGATTCCCTTCACGAATGGCCAGCCTGACGGAAGGGATCTAATGATCGCGCGTGCTGGTCTGCGACAAGGGCTTAGGGGGCATCAACCTGTAGCAGTCTTACACCTACGCCGACATCAGTATCAGATGCGTTTTCCACAGTAGGATTGTATGTTGCCTGAGACTAACCGCTGGGGAATGCGCGCCACATCGATCAGGTCGAGCACTGACCTTCGAGCATCCATGAACAACGAGTACTATGGACGCCCGCCCCATTCCACGCATTACCTCTTAAATATGAGTTTTAAAGGTACTAATACTCAGCGCAAGTATGATATCGATTGTATTCTATCTAACAATATCGAGTGTTCTAAATACTCTATTTTGCAAAGATACCTTAACACTGATTGTTATGGTCGATTCACACCTATCAACACAATTTTGGAGAGAATGATGGCAGCGCAGCTTGAATTAATCACCCAGGCAATTTCGGCCCTCGGAATGACAGAGGAAATGCCGCTTATAGATGGAGGTCAAAAAAGTGTTTGGAAAGGACTTCTTAGTGGAACACCAGCTGTTGCTAAGATCATCCTTCTTTCTGGGAATCCAGGAAATGATCAAATTACTGTGACGCGGGCACAACGTGAAGTTGAATTATTAACGGACATTGATTCCCCTCAAGTAGTAAGAACACTCACGGATGCCATTCAGATTGGGGAACCGCCAGAGGCTGTAGCATGGGCAGAAGAGTGGCTAGATGGGTCTGATTTGACTCAACATTTAGACCGCCAATTTACCTCAGATGAAGTTTGGAAATTGCTGGCCGATCTGGCCAAAGGTTTAAAAGAAATTCACAGCCTTGAAGTCGTGCATCGAGATCTATCTCCAAATAATATCCGTTGGAAATCGGATGGATCATTTGTACTTATGGATCCGGGTTTAGCCCGACACTTGGCAAAAACGGCACTAACTGGGGTATTTCAACCTGGAACACCTGGCTGGCGTTCTCCTGAACATGTTGCAGGGGGTGAGCCGGTGCCAAGCAGCGATATATTCTGTCTTGGGATTCTCGCATATTACTGCCTCACTACCCAACTTCCTTTTGCTATTAATAAAGATCCCGCTGAACAAGAGTTCGAGCTACTCAACTGCCAAGTCTCGTCTGTTCAAGACCTACGGTTCGATTTAGATCCAGACCTTGTGTCGGTAGTTGATAGATGCCTGCAGCGACAGCCTGCGCGACGGTTTATCGATGGCGCGGAATTATTGGGTGAATTACAGATACTTGGGAAGGCATAAATATGGCTGGAGTGTTAATTCAGGATGGGCGCAGGTCAGGCCATCTAAAATGGAGTATAGAAGCGATTCAAAAAGGAGTTGCAGATGGAGTTATTATTAATCCTTTCGCAACACCTCGGGTAAAAATCCCTCGTAATCCTAGCGCAGCTGAGATTGTAAGTGAGATTCACAGTATTGGTGGCGAAGTCTTGTTTGATCCTATGACTCATGCTGCAATGCTGAGTAATTCTGATCGCTTGGATTTCTATGAAAGTTGGGCACTCTGGGGGGCCAACGGAAGGTCTTTATCAAATCCCATAGATCGATTGGAACACATAGAAAGAGTCTTTAAATATCAACAGACTTTAAATGTCCCCCTTTTATCACCTACGACCACAATCGACGACCCGCAATCTGTCCATGCAAATACAGCTCTTGATATGGCTCGACTCGCGAAGAATCTCGATTCCTCAAGCTGGCAATCTCTAGTAGGAACAAGAGCTTTTTGGTCTTCAGGAAACAGACTCGATGCTTATATTGGAACGTTGGTCTCTTTGCAAGCCCCAGTCTGGCTAATAACGGTCTCTAATGAGATAGTAAACGAAAATGTCCATGACCTCTCAGCAACTGATGCGTTTGCTGGGCTCTACAGAACTGTACATTCACTGTCGATGAGATCACGTGTAATTGTCGCTTATGCAGATTTTGGAGGATTAGGCACAATCGCTGCAGGTGCAGATTCAGTCGGTTCAGGTTGGGACCGCGGACAGAGAATATTCGATCCTCTCTCATTCCAAAACGGCGATGGAACACCTCGTCGCGCAGCTTCATACGTTACGCAAGGAAGATTGCTTTCCGTCCTGCGTCGAGATGCTGCGGACGCAATCGAAAAGTGGGACCCCATGGTTGCCCCGTTGATTCGCGGCGGAGCTATGCCTAAAAGTGATGGAGAAGAACGTCTTCATCATCTTCATCAACTTAGGAAAACTATTCAAGATATTACAGTCACTCCACACCGAAAGGATCGCGTCGAAATCCTACGAGGAAAATACAATCAAGCAAAAGTGGATTATGAAACTCTCATCCCCTCACTGCGCCCTTCAGTTGAAACCGCCCATCTCACTAAATGGATCACTAACCCCCTTGATGTCCTAGAACGCTACGCAGAGAGCGAAGGATTTTGAAGATAATTATCAAACCACAATTCAGACGCAAATAGCCTCATACCGGGATCTGGTTTACCTAATCGTGGACGAACAATCCAATGACTTCGTATAGCTAACCCAACTTGAAAATGCTTAAAATGTTGTTGGACCTCCTCAATATTCCGCGGAGGTCTCAATAACACCACTGAAGCTGAATCGCACCACTTGCCATAGCGCAGGGCTTGGCTCAGACCACCTTTCCAGTTATTCACTTTGGCCTCCAACGCATACGACCTACCGATTGATGTCATGCCTTCCATACGGCAGAAACCATGTCCCTTCTTTAACAGGTAGCCACCAGTAGCCAGATTCGAAGCACGCCGTTTAACCTGCTCAATACTCATACCTAAACGAGATGCCACAGATTCTGGAAAAAAGACTCGACGCGAGCTAAACGCAGCCACAACAGCCGCATCACTTAAACTCGCCAGTGGAGGAAGCTGAAGATTCCGCCGGGCTTTTAAAGAATCTCCAGTTTTCACTGTAGCGACTAGATCTGCAATTCCCTGGGGTCCTGTAACTTCTCTACTAATAAACAAACTATTTTTTGCGCCCGGGAGACTCTCCGCCAGTTGAATAAGATCCGGATCTAACAGGCGTTCTTCGATAGGTTCAAAACGACTTCCCGGCCGACTTGAAACAGGAATCTCAATTATCAAAATTCCTCACCTCCAAGCACGAACTTAATGAAATCTTTTCTAAAATTATCTACTTTATCGACTCAACTTGTTACCGTATATTTAGCGCTAATAAATTAAAGTGAATAAATAACCGCGCCCCTGTGGGTGCGCGGTGTCGTCGCGTCGATCATAACAAATCATCACGCAGACTGTCGAGCAATGAGGTACTCGAGCACTTCAGTGAGCAGATAGCCGTTGGTGCCGTCATGCCGTGGGTAGGCGCGGATGTTGCCTCTTGCTGTCCAGTCGTGGAGTTGGCGTGGTGAGATTCCGGTGAAGCCGCGGGTGTTGAGTTTCGCGATGATTGCTTTGCTGGATTGTTGGACTTCTGGCCGTGCTGCGATGTCTTTGATCTCAGGTCCCTGTCCGACGATTTTCTCGATCTGTTTGATCCATCGTCGGATTTCTTCATGGAATGAGTCGGCGTCGATCTGCTCTGCGATGTAGAAAGCATGGGTGGCTACCCATCTCGCTAATGGTCTACCTCCCGCGGTTTTCTTTGGCAGCGGTGACCTCGACGCGATCTCCTCAGCAAACCGCAGACACCAGGAGCGGAGGTCTGCGGTGATCTCCGCATCATCACTAATGGCTTTCACGTTGGCTGGATCTCGTGGACCTGCTTGTGATCTGATCTTGCTTTCGGTGTTCCCTCCTCCACTGGGTATCTTTGCCTGATCTAGCTCTAGGAAGAGGTAGCTGAGGTGGTAGGCGTCTTTCCGGAGTGCGAACTCGTCAATCAATGGACAACCTTTCATTGTTCTAGAGGCTCTACAAAAGCCGAATTGAAGCCTCTAAAGAGTCTGGCAACGTGTGTCATCTCAAAAAAGGGCCACTCACGAACTAAACGTGAGTGGCCTCTTGAGGTCTATTCTTTAGAAACGTTTCATGAGATCGCGATCAGGAATAGCTTTTGGCTTACCCCAATTGCTCTCCAAAGTTGCTCTGATTGTTTCTTTAAACCTGCGTAGTACACGAACTTCTTTCTGAAATTCAGACTTTTTTTCTGTGGGAATTTGATCGAAATATTCCTCAGACAAACTTAGGATCGCGGAATAGGATGCAGCAAGACACCAATAGTCATTTTGAAGATTGGTGCCTAGATTCTCTTGTGCGTCGATCACTGCTAGTGAAACCACGGTAGCGTTACCATGTACGAAATCAGATAAAAAACGGTGCGGTTTCATAGGCAAATCAATGAGCAAATCAGATTCGCTGTCACTATTGAATACCGGTTTTGCTTTAATTCCCTTTTCAATGCCCCAGGCTTCGATTTGAGTATAAAAGGCGGTTTCACGAAATAGCCCAGGTTTATCCCAATGATAATCTTTAAGACCCTTTTTCATGAGTCTGTAAGCAGCTGATGTCTTTTCCCAGTTATCTCTTTGTTTCAAAATGAAATAAGAAGCTGCACAAAACTCAACGCAAGGTCGCGCGATAACACCGGTAACCATCGGCGTGTAGGGGTGAAAATTTCCCTGACCAATTAGCGAATTCGACGCAGTATGAGCTGCGCTATACAAGAATCCTCCTGCTGCCAAGGCGTAAAATTTTTGTATCTTAAGTGCATTTCTCAACGGGTCAGGAAACGAACTAGTTCCATGTTGAAGATCCCATTCAGAATGATCGGGAGCAAGATCCAGATAGTCCGTGGAGGCCAGTCTATTCACTAGATGTGACAGTTTAAGGCTTTTCTCTATTAAATCCTCTAACTTCGTAAAAGCGTCTTCATCCAGATGAACTGCCCGGATTTTCACCATCAAGAACTTCCTCCCATAAGTTATTTATTCAGGAAAACCATTTTACGCACCTGAAACGAGATATCTTCCGATTATGAGGTATGTCTTCCAACCCCTAACCATCTATGCCGTCGAAATGTAGACATGATGGCAATTTACTCCTTTTACAACTTGATCGAGGCGTTCATTTGTGGCTGATGAGTTTGATGAGGTCATCTACTGTCATGGTGACCCATTGACTGCCCGGCGCGGTGGTGCCGTGTCTTTTGTGGATGGTGATGCCTGTGTGGGCTTGGTAGTTGGTGGCCTCTGTATGGGCTTCCCTCTCCCATTGTGGGAGGCTTATTGTGGTGGTGTTTTTGCATTCGACGGCAATCAACCGATCATATGAGTCCCTGACATTGGATATGTCGCCCTTATCCAGGGAGCCTGTTTTGGGCATGCGGTCGATCTCCTGGATCCCAAGCTCTTCTTTGAGGTGATCTGCAATAAGCCGCTCAAACGACGAACCAGCCTTCTTAGCACTTGCCCGTGAACGTGACCTAGCCATCAACAACCACCGGACTCACACGACGCTTCACCACACGCGCCGGGGTGTCCGGCTCCCACAAGCTGGCAAAGTATTCAGCCCTCTCTCTAGAGGGGAACCATTTCGCGGCCTCCTCCAATGAGTTGCCCGTATTTAGCGTGACCATGAAAATCCACCTCCCACCCATGAACACCTGAACACTCCACACGTACTTTTCTTCCGAAATGGCGCGCACTGACTTCCAGGCGAGACCACTATCCCAGTCGGAACCTTTTAGTAGTTGCTGGGTGCGGGCGATGATGTCAGTCATTGGTGTTCTCCCATTCGGTAATGAATCGGCGGACTTGTATGTCTTCGTCTGAGACTGCGGGTGTGACGTTTTTAGGCCATTTGTCCATGCCTTGCATTTCCCCGGTGCCTAAGCATTCCGCGCCGATTAGATCAACGGTTTGGCTGTCGTCCCCTGGTTCGTTCCACCACATGTGACCATCTACCCATTCCCCTTTCGGTGGTGTGCCGTCTGGGTTCCAAGCGGGAGGAAGATCAAAACGTGGGGTGAAATGACTCAGTGGCGCAGTGCACGGATATGGACCTTGCGGCACCGTAGCCTGGGCATGTACCCCGTCTTTTTCTACACGCGCAAGGACAAGAAGTCTTCCATGTCCCTCTGTTTCACACCACATTCCCACACACGATTGCCGTTCATCTGCCGTCATATCGGCAAGTGTTTTAGTCATTGGTTTCCTTTCCTGAGGTTTTGAGGATTCCTCCGGGTGCAGGGAATCGTTCAGGTAGGGGTGCAAGGGGTGGTCTTGCGACTGCGTTGAGGGTTGCTTTCACGAGTGCTGCTGATTGGCATAGGTCGTAGAGTGCTCTGTGGGGTTTGAGGTCCCAGCGGTTTAGGTGGTCGAGCATGTCCACGACCAGGAGCGTCTTCGCGTCGTTGATGGTGTCGTTGGTGATGTCGTACAAGCTTGTTGAGGCAAGTAGGACTGAGGTGGCGTCGAGGCTTCGGTAGTGGAACATTCGGTGCAAATTTGGCATGTGGTGGTCTAGCCACGTGCGATCAAATGTCACTGACGATCCAAGCATTGGGAGCTTGTTTGCTCCAGCTTCGAGGATCCACGCAGACGCCTCCGCTTCTACTTGTCTAAGCGGTTGAGTGTGACCAGTCTTCAAGTCTTCCCAGAGGCCTGATTCTTCATGCATCACCTCCACCACAGGGGCTGACACAATCGCTTCCTTTTCGACCAGCTCATTGGTGAGCCATGATCTCGCTGCTATCGGCATGAGGTCTGCGTCGAAAATGATGATGCCCACTTCGAGGATCGCTCCTGAGTGGGCATCAAGTCCGGTGGTCTCTAAATCGAGGCCGATGAATGCGGGTTTAGGTTTCATGGTGTTCTCCTTCGGTACAAACGAGTGTTATGTGGCGGTTTGCTTGATGTGTGAGTGACGTGGGCTCGGGTGTGATCAACCGGGCGGGTAACGAGCCTGCGATCCACCCGTGATGATTCGGGATCAGCTGTCTCCTCCAGGAGCTCCTCGATCTTCGCCATCGCCTCAGCAACCTCACGTACGAGTTTGCGCATAGCTGGCATGAATTCCTCGTTGAACCACTTCGTAAACAGAGTCGAGAAGTTCATCGGTCCTCACTTCCTTGAAAAACATCAAAGCCCGGCGCGCTAACTTGTTGTCGCGCCGGGCATTGGTGGGTGGTGTGTAGGGCTGTGTGGGCTATTTGGGCGAGTTCTAGGCGTACTCCGACTAGATATACGAAATGTCTGCGTTGTCGCTTCCAGCGACCGTCTGGGCGGGGTTTAGGATCCACTGGAATCCACGTGGTTCTTCGTTTGCCCCAGAGGATTGGCTCCCCGCAGTGAATACAGGTGCTCTCTTTCCTCATGCGCGCTCAGACACGAGGTACTTCAGAGCGTTGAGGTTCTCAGCGGACATACCAGCCCACCTAACAACACCATCAGGAGTGGACACCTCCACGAGCGGCAACTCCAACCACCCCTCGCTCCGCATCAGCTCGACTTTGTCCGGGTGCTCATCAATCTGAGGTGATGTGACCGGAACACCCATCTTGGTCAACGCCTTATGAGTAGCCCGACACTTCATACACCCAGGCCTCGAATACACAACAGCAGAAAAACTCAACTCAAACTCCTCTCGAAAGCCCGGCGCGCCAAAAGTTGTGCGCGCCGGGTACTAAAAAATTGCTAGCTGCTTAAGTGGCGGGATCCACTCCCACCACGTCGCACCCTCGCCTAAATCAACTGGATTGCATTGCGCTTTCGGTACGTTTTGCACCGTGCATGCCTGCGGAAGAAGCACCTCATGGGCTTCGCCTTGGTACTCAATCCACGCTGCAAACTCGAAAGGGAAATATTTGCTCCCTGTCTGCCTCTCAACCACTCGGATCAATCGGTGATACCCCTGAGTCGAATAGCCCATGTCCGCAGGCTTAGCCCAGACCGCATGCCCAACAAAGTGCTTTACATCTTCGATGCGGACAGTGGCAGTCACCGTCTCCTCCACCTCAGAACGGCGGCTCATCATCGCTTCCACCGGAGCCACCTGAGCCTGCTGGTGGTGCGGAATTCCACGGATCATTCGCAGGCGCAGCCTGACCAAACCCACCACGAGACTCAGTTGCCGCTTGCGCTGGTGGCGGGCTTGCCTGCTGGCCAGCCTGCTTGCCTGTCTGCCGATGCACATTCGCATACGCAAACGTCAACGACGGCCCCACCTCATCAGCCTCAACCTCAAAGACACTGCGCTTCTCACCCTCACGAGTCTCATAAGAACGCTGCTTCAATCGACCCGTGACGATAACGCGCATGCCCTTAGACAAAGACTCAGCCACATTCTCCGCAGCCTGACGCCACACATTCACTGTCAGGAAGAGCGCTTCGCCGTCCTCCCACTGGTTGGATTGCCGGTTAAACGAGCGAGGCGTCGACGCCATCCTGAAATTGCACACCGCCGCACCCGAAGGCGTAAAACGCAGCTCCGGGTCAGCAACCATGTTCCCCACAACCGTGATATTCGTGTCACCTATCGCCATTGAGCTTCTCTCTTCCCGCCTGGATCTTCTCCAAAGCTAATTTCCTTAAATCCGCAATTGCTTCCACATTTGGCTTCACCTCAATCTCACGAGGCTGAAAACCCCGAAGCTGAGCAAAAGTCCCATCCTTAAGCTGTTGATCACGCAGGTCTTCCATCCGGCGTCGATAAGCCCTCAACTGAGCGCGACCTTGAGGCGTGTTCTCCCACGCCTTGCGTTCCTCCTTCAACGCATCACGAATGTCCTTTGGCGACACCATGCGATTAGTAACGCCGCTGTTCGACCACCGAGCCAACGCAGCCATGACATTATGCTGAGAAATCGATGACAGTTCCGGCAACGCACGACACCACGCTTCAACGTTCTCTTGCGAGATCACCGGGAACCGATCACCCACCAACGCCTTACCCTGCTGGAAAAACTCAGTCATGAACTTCAACTGCTCAGCAGGCACAGGAGGCAAATCCCACTTTGAGCCGCTCATAGAAGCTCACCGTCAATCACTTCACCCTCAAGCCAATCCTGGGAATCATCCTCAATTCCCCACTCAGCTAGATAATCCTCAGCAGACTTGGCCACCGGATCAGCACTCGGCATTTGCGCATCCTCCCACCCGTCACGATTAAGCCACGTAGTCGGATGAGGAATGAACTGCTCCTGAGGAAGATTCGGATCCTTCGCCAGCGACTGAGCACCAAACAGAATCTGTTCCTCCCCGGCGCGTTTGATTGCCCTTTCCCATGCTTTGTGGGCTGTTCGCTTTCCCACCCGGCGCGGGTAGGTCTTCCAGAACTCCTCGAATGAAGCGGGATAAGGTGCTCGTCCCCCGTGGGGGACTATAGGGGGTTGGTTTAAGGACGGTTTAGGGATGGTTAAGGACGGTTTGGGTGACACAGCTCTGTCACCCCGTTCTGCACTGGGTGTCACCCCGTTGGCGTCATTTTGACACCCCGTTGCGTCACCAGTGTCACCCCGTTCATCGTTTGGCGGGGTGTCAGGTTGGCACCCCGTGTTCTCTTGGGTCAGTGATAAATCCAAGTCCCAAACAGTTGGTCGGCGATCAGATCTAAAGTGCCCAACAATGCGTTGGTCCCCTTTTCGGATCAGTCCTTTTCGCTCAAGGTTCTTCAAGTGCCGCTGTACTGTTCTCGTTGAGCAGCGTGCCCGCTCAGCGATCCAGGAAACAGCGGGATAGGCTGCCTGCCCATTATCAGAAGCTCGATCAGCTAGTGCGTACAGCACAACTAATTCCGCATGATTATCAACAGGTGCTTCTTCCATCACCCAGATCATTGCTTTGAGGCTCATTGTTCCTCCTCCCCTATCAGTGAGATGAAAAGTGAAAGCAGGGCATCGAGTAACACGGGGCTGGTGTTGGTGATGCCCTGCTCTGGTTCTTGGAGCCAAGTTTTAAGGTCGGCTCGGTCACGTGGTGAAAAGTTCTTCTTGTCCAACGATGCTCACACCTCCGTCCGGAAGCAGGTGGACTTCTTGGCCTTGGCGGATGACGGTCACGTCGCCTGGTTGGTAGTTCATTTTGACCAGCCAGCCACTGGCGCGTGACAGCTGTGGGTTCCTGTGAATCCACTCGTGGCAGATATGGCACACGTCGAGCAGGTTTTCGACCAGGTGCTCACGACCAGAAATCTTCCGGTGATGCTTATGCTCACCCCTGGTGGTGCAGCCAATAGCGATAAGACCGACCTCGCAGTGGCCTTCGGAGCGCTCTGAGACGATGTCACGAATCTTCTTTGGGATATCACTCATGGCAATCCCCTTCCTGCCAGTGGGTATGCAGTACGTAGACCAGCGGCCTGTGTCTGCAAAGCGGATAACTTGTTTTGCAGCTGAACCATGAGATCTCTCGCATACCAATAAGCGACCTCTGCTTGGTCACGCTCATTGTGGGCAGGATCAGTGTCAATCACCGTCTGCGCATCAGCGTCCTTGATGGACAAGCCATTTGAGCGGTGCTGCATGTAGACCATCGCCTTCTCACGCTTGAGAAGCCGTTCGCAATCCTTCAGAATCCGGTTACGCTCGCGGACAATCTCCACACCACGCTCCAAGCGCTCGGTGGTCTCGCGGATCTGCCTCTCCACCTCCACAGGTGTCAAAGGTTGATCGCCGAGAATCACCTCACCAAAAATGTGCGCCACCATGCATCACTCCTCGACAATGTTGTCGAGTGCAATATCAGTCAGTGCAATAGCAACCTCAGAATCGTAATCATGCGAAAGGAAAAACTCATACGCAGTCTTAACCTCCTCCAAAGACTTACGCAGAGCCTCCGCCTCTCGTGCCTCCTGCGCTTCCATGTCCGCTTTAATCCGAGGTTTGAGCGCATACAGATCACTGGGGTTCATGACAACATCCATCCAATCGGGAACGCCAACAACGCCACCGTGAACACGATGACGCCGAAGGGAATAAGAATTAAAAAAAGAGTCTCGATGTCATCATCGAAAGCCTCAAAACGATCAGGCCGGCCATCTCTACTCATAGAGCACCAACCATCGCACTCCACAGCAAGCCGGTACCGACCACCACACCAAAAGAGATAGCCACCAGGGTTTCTCCAGCGCGGTTGTACTTGTCCCGTGCACGCTGCAACTCATCGTCAGCCGACGTTTGCGGCTTGGTATCCATGACTCCGACCATCACTGCGAGATCATCAATGGGAAAACTCATCGTGGGTTCTTCCTTCCCGTATGCGTAGATAAAAAGCCTTGAATCTTTGGTTCGCATTCATCACAAAAGCCCAACCGCGATAGTGTCTTCTGCTTCCTTTTGCAGCCGTGGTATTCGCACATCTTCTCCTCTGAACTCCGCACAGCCACAAGCTTGCGGAAACGACCAACCGCATTGATATGCTCAGCAGCTTCACGCCACGACGAATGGAACTGACGAAGCCCCTTGGACTCACTCATCCACATTCCGCCGACTGGCTTAATCTGAGGTGCGCTAACCATCTTTCTTTCCTTCCCCGGTGCGAACCTCATAGATCTGAACCAGCTCGTCGAGGTTGCGGATAATGATCGTGATCAGATACTTTTCACGATCATTCCAGCCATTCCACCTGCACACTTTCAACAGCGTGGACTTAGTATTCTTCAGCATGGTGGGGATCACGCTGCCTCCTCAATCCCCAGATGGCGATCAATATCAATCTTCACGAAGCGAACGGCTTCACCAGCTCGATGCCACCTAAACGGAGGCTCCAAAGCACCCGCATATGCGTGCTTCAACAGCGTGGACTTCGCATATCCAAGAAGCTCAGCAGCTTCCCCAGCGCTATAAGTCAATTGCCTAGACACTGGCCCTTACCTCCTTGATCTCATTAAAAGGAACAAGCTCGATGGTTTCCCGGCGCAAGTCGGTGTTCCATACCTTCGCCAACGCATAAGGCGTTTCGCCTTCGCCAACACCGACAAGCTTCGCTGGCTCCTGCTCTCCCCAGAGCTCAAGCTCAACCGCACCCGCGGCAAGCAACCCAAGAAGCAACTGTGGCGTGATTCGTGACTTTTTCACGGTGGACTCTCCTGATGGTGGAAGGCTGATAGAATTCATGGTGATTTCCTTTCCTGGAATCAAAAATGCCCGCCACCTGGTCAAGAGGTGGCGGGCAACTTATTTAAATAACCGTGGAGGATATTATGGAGTGGGCTTCAATTTTCATTTCTGCTAGCGCCTTCCTCACGGCACTTGTAGCTCTCGCAGTTTCCTATCTTCAACTAAGAGAAGCGCGAACCTCAACAGGTGGACGAGGAATGTACATGTACTTCCGCCCTGTTCAAAGAGATGACGTCAGTCCAGAAGAGGCTGCACTAATTGACGAATCGCTTTTTGACTTAACAAGTAAAAATCCAGACATCCAAATGACAGCAATACTTCTCGTTGTAGAAGTTCACGGACCGGCGGCTTTCTATGAAGTAGGTCCACATACATGGGGTGAAGCTGGAATGCCTGACACCCCATTAGCCTTCAAGCCAGTCAAAAAACTAACGTGCGAATCAGGCCCCACATCATTTGTAGTAATAATCCAAACTGATTTGCTCCCTACAACGAAACTCGGAGTCGTCTGGCTTCAGCCATGGCAACGAGGCCTGGAAACAAGCTCAATCCGATCAAACTTAAATGGCGACTTAGAAGAATGGGTTTTCTACTCACGATTTCGAAAGATTTTTGCCAAGAAAGGTGTCACTGGGCGCTGGCGCTCGAAAAAGAACGGACCCATAACTTACGGTCCAATCTCTCAGCCATGGCAACACCCTAGCGCTAAATCAAAAATCCTCTTCAAAAGACGTAGGAATGCTAAAACAGATTATTAAAGCAGCAATTGAGCAAATAATCGAAGCAATTGACAACACAAGTGAAGCTGCAACCAACATGTATCCTCCTCTCATATTTATCTTTGTTGGGCGCAGCCGTACCAGCAGGACAAGCTGGAAACATGAGCCCCGCCAGGTGGGTACGGCTTAACAGTCATGCGTGAACCGTTTTTAACGCCTCGTGCCTGCAGCTGGATTCGAACCAGCGGCCTAAGGATTAGAAGTCCTTTGCTCTGTCCGCTGAGCTATGCAGGCTACTGTCGTCGTCTTTCCGCATCATCGTCACAGTGACGACATGCCCCCAAAGGGGATACGATGCGGGGCTCCCCTGCCCGGCTCGCCACCGGGTGGTACTCCACGACGAAAAAGTGTTTCAATGTTGAGTTCTCATACATCACGTACCCGGCGCGACCCCACACCCTGTTTTGGGTGGTCGCTAGTCCCAGGGACTGAGTGCCCGTGAGGAGGCTTGCACTCCTCTGCCTACTGGTCGGGCTGCTGTTTGTTAGTGGTATCCGTCGAGGATTGCTCGCATTTCGTTGACTGCGTGTTCGAGTGCGAGGAAGTCTTGTCCGGAGAAGTCGTATGGTCCGAGTTCGAGGGTGATGCCGGATGCTGCGCTGGTGGTGATGCGCATTGGTAGGCGTGCCCAGGAGTCGTTATTTGGGGTGTGGGGTTCTGGGATTCCGAGTTCCTGGATGACTTCGCGTGAGCCTTCGCGGTCGATGTCGTATCGGTCTGCGTCGTGTAGCGGGAACGGTGAGGAAACGTCATGCAGCATTTCGGCCCCCAACCTCAAGCTCAGGCTGGTCCGCCCGCAGCCACTTACCAACAGCACGTTTAATAGCAGCAGCGCCAGCCGGAGTGATCTTTAGCGTGTGGTCAACCTCGCCACGGAAACGCGGAGCATCATGATTCTGCCTACGAATGAAATACGGCTTCTTGTCCGCATACTCCGAGTACCGGTACTGAGGAATAACCTCCCCAGTCTTTTGTGATCGGCGCGATGAGCTCTCCTTGTAGATCCAGCCCTTCTCAATCAAAAGATTGCGGAGTGCCTTCTCCCCCATCTCCAAAGTGGATGCCACCGTGCGGAAGCTCAGCTGATCGGATTCAGCAACATAGGTGTCGTGATAGGTGACCTTCGGGGCTGCAACTTCCAGCTGCGTAGCCTGTGCCTGGACGGTGGTTTCAAGTTCCTGCATCATGGACTGCGCTTCAATCAGGGCTTTCGCCATGAGCTGCTTACCAGAAAGTGCTGGTGTGGAAAGCTGCTTTTCCATCTCCACGAAAGCCCGGATGAGATTCTTTTTGAAGTCCAGAACAATCTCGTTGTTTCGGAACAGCGTCATGGCGAACATTGCTTGTTCACGGTTTAAGATTGCGATTTCTCGGGACTGCATTCCACCAGCCGTGTTAAAGGGTTGATTCTTAAAATCGACCCTTCCGAAGGTTTCAAAATCGGTGAGGTACTTCCGCACCAGTCGGATTACATTGCGGTGCTCGTTGTCAGTTCCGACTGCAATGATGTGACTGTCGGTGACGAGTGAACCATCTTGGGCGGTATTGACCAGGGCGGGTTGTATACTGGAGGTGGTAGCGGTGAGGGACATTCTCATCGCTCCTTTCTTTTAAGGGGTAAAAGTGGATTGGGAAACAATCAACTGGGGAGTGGCGACTGACGCCGGTGCGTTATTGATCGGACTCGGCGGCTTCATCTACGCTGGCTTGGCTCACAAGCGAGCTAAGGAAGCCAACATGCTCGCGAAGGACGCGGTGGTCGCCGCGAAAAAAGCGAACCTCATTGCAGAGCAAGCCAACGATCTGGCTGGAGACTCGAATACGATCTCGCAACGGGCGCTCGACATCAGTGCGGAGAGCGTCGAATACGAGTTCACTCTCAATGTCGATGAACAACGGGGGGCCATCATCGTCAATCACAATCCCCTGCCCGTATCCGACGTTTCCGTCTTCGTCCTTTCGGAAGGCCGAGCAGTGGCGAACATTGAAGGTGAAAGCGCCGAGCCCTTCGGCGAAATTGCGCTCAGCCTCACGAGCCTTATTGACGAGACAATCGAACGTGCCAAGAAGATGAACTTCAGAATTGTCAGTGAAGGGCCCTACGGGGACAGCAAGCGGAGTGGTCGCCACCCAGTAACCTGCACCGTGACCGCTACCGTTGGATACCGAACCCAGTCCGGAAAGCAGCTGAGCACCAAGCTTGATGACACATTCGGCGTAGTCGAGGACAGTCACGGACAAATTAGGTTCTTCAAGTCGTGAGGGCATTTCGAAGCTTCCTTTCATTTAGTATGTGAATATGGATCTGGGGACGGTTTCGTCATGGGTTGCTGCTGCGATTTCGTTCGCCTCGGCGGGAGGGGCAGTGCTGTGGTCCTGGTGGAACCGCCCGAAAGTGGACTGGTTATTTACCGGGAAAATCGCCAATCCCTCACAAGACCGTCAGCAGCTTGTTATTCGCGGGGATTGTGGAAACTTCGGCGATGGAAACGCTCACCGAGTAAGCGTTTGGATCCAGCGGTCTTCCAAAGTCGAATCGGAGCGGATAGCCACCGCCCCACTGCTCCGACCAGGGGAAGCCGTCTCTTTCGAGACCACGATGCATATAGCCGGTCTGGATCGGGCCTCGGTTTTTGTGCGCTGGACTCCGGCACCAATACGTCGCCGCAACGAGCGCACATCCGAGAGCTACTCAACTCGGGATGTTTTTGAACTAAGTCCTCTAGTCGTTGAGGCCGACCAGAAATACCGCAGTAGCCAGGATTGAAATCGCAACCCCACTGACATTGGCCACCCAGATTTTTCACCTGACGATTCATCCCAAGACCTCCTTTCATTTATGTGGGGTTAAGCGGCTTCGCTTTCTTCTGCTGGGTCGAACCAAGCACTTATGTAGTACTCGTCACCCTGCAATGCGCTCAGCCGTGTGGCGAGTCGTTCGGATACTTCTGCACCGGAGCGAAGCAAGGGCAGATGTTCAGGCCTCACTCCGACGTACAGCGCAAGCTGTTGATCTGAAGTGAAGTTCCTTGATCGTGCGATTGCATCGAGTGCTCCAGGTCGGAAGCGATAAGTGCGTGGTTGCACGTCAATCAATTTGCCTCCTTAGGTCTCTGTCGTTGCTCTGTCGCATCGACTGATCCAAGTATGCATCGCTTGATCCAGTTTTGCAACTCTTTTCTTAAAAAAGATTATTCTTACAAAGTATTGCCAGCTCAAACCGCTGATGCTAAAATAGATCACATGAACATTGAAGAGTGGTTTAAAAGCATTACGGATGGTGATTCGCAGCGAACCGTCGCTGAAAAAATCAACGTCCAGCAATCCAAACTGTCCCGCCAGCTCAAGGCCGGGCACCTGGACGCAGAGATCGTGCGCGACATCGCACGCGCCTATGGACGCAAGGCCGGCGATGAACTTCTCAAGACCGGATTCCTCAAGCCAGAAGACCTAACCCTTGTAGGCGTAGAAGAAGCATTAGGCCTGGCAAGGAACTCCCAACTCTGGATCGAAATGAGTCTCCGCTCCGATCCGGATGGACGTCGTCTATTTCACGCAGAGGGCAAACCAGGGGTTATTGACCTGGACGACGACGTGGTTGATGCCGAGGTGTTCGAATTTCCAGGTCGCCGTGTCGCGTCGTTGAGCGATGATGAGATCGCCGCAGCTATCCGCGAAGCAAACGAGCAGCCACAAGCCGCCCACCCAGCAACAGACGAACTAACGGAACCCGACACCCCATAGGAGGAGGATTGGACCTGGACAAACTCGCCGACCTCATCGGCGTCAGAGTCGTCGAAACAAAAGATCTACACCCATCACACGCGGGTATGTATATCCACAGGCGACGCCTTATCCTCCTCCGAGCTGGTCTCGACGATTGGAATCGCCGAAGCGTTTTCGCACACGAACTGGCACATGCCTACTACCATGACGAAAAACACGGGGACCCCCGCATAGAAAATCGAGCCAATCGATGGGCAGCACAGCTTCTGATCACAGAAGATGATTACAGGTCTGCAGAGCTTATCCACGGCTCACACCCCGGTGCGATTGCGCATGAACTTGGAGTCAACATCGATGTCGTGCATACCTGGTGCGATATCCGGATTCATGCCGGTGCATCTATTCCTATTAAGTACCAACGAGAAAGCTAGAAACTATGGGAACTTTCGGTCCTGACTATCCACTGTGGGGAGTCTCGAAGACTTTCATTAAAGGCAGAGCCTCAAACCTCCAGCCGTACTACGCCAACCTGCGAAAAGTTATAAACGCTCTTCCGATAGGTCCTGACGAGGGCGTGTACTTTGATGCTGAGTTGGTGCCTGAACGTGACAACCCTGAGTCGCCTTTTTCCATCTCGTTGAGATGGAACGGACTCACGCTTGGTTATATGTCAACGCGTGACTCCGTTGACCTGTTTCCTGAAATCTCTCGCGTTGCATCATCTGGATTTACCCCTACCACCCCGGCGCGATTGTGGGGGTCGCCTGCGCAGGATCGTTTTAGGCTTGAGTTTTCGAAGCCGAAAGCTGGTAGTGCAGTTCCGTTGAATGCTCCTCCTTCGGAGCCGTTTGTCTTGATGCCCAATGGTGCTGCGTTGCAAGTTCAGGGTGAGGAGAAGCATCTTGACTTCTTGATTCCGTATGTTCCGCCGAGTGGGTCGGGGCGCGTGCTATTGACGTTGGTGAAGCCTGAGGGATCTGAAGCGTACGAGGTTTTGCTTGATAATCATGTGGTGGGTTCGTTGACTGCTGCGACATCGAAGAAGCTGGCGGAACCATTTGATCTATTTACTGAGCGTGGCTTGGTTATTGGTGTTCGGGGGAAGATCGCGGGCAATGATCTTGATTGCCAGTTGACAGTGAATGTGGCGCGGGCTAATGAGTTCACGCAAGAGGATCTTCAGACTGCACCGACCTCGATGCCTGAGTTGAAGCCATTTTCTCCTGAGGGTTATCCCCTGCCTGTGGTGTGGGGTGAGGAAGAGCCTGATTGGTCGTTGATGGTGTGGCCTGATGGGACGGTCGTTGAGGATTCTTCGGCGGTTGTATCGGATTCTGGTGATGATGTGGTTGAGGAGCGTTTCGAGAATGTTGAACCGGTGATCGTAGAGCCTGTTCGTCAGGTGGATCCTCAACCGATTCCCGAGCCAATTGCACAGCCGGAGCCTCAGCCTGTCCAGGAACCTAAATATCAGCAATCAGCGCAGTGGCAGCAGCAAGACCACGCTCATGCCTCGTTCGTTCATCCACAACAAGGCACCCGATCACCCACTGTATCTAAGGGCAACGGCGTAAAACCTGTCGCGAAGTGGAAGCCAATCCTTGCATGGGTGGGCATCGTCGTGGGTGCAATGACACTCTTGGGCGCGTTCGCCTCAGGCAATGCACTCGAGATTCTTGGCGGAATATTTATCAGTCTTTCATTCCTCGGTCCCGGCGCGTGGTGGGTTTATAACCATTCAAAGGATAAGAAAGCACTGGAAGCACATGCCGAAGCTGTTCGAAAGCATGAGGAACTGCATGGGCTTCTGCAGGTGACTGATCCAGCACTTGCAGAAAGTATGGGTTCCCCTGAACCTGTGAAGCTGCAACCACGTAGGTGGCCTTTAGTCGCTGCGGCTGCCGTAATCTCGTTTTTCCTTGGTGGCTTATTGCTTCCAGCAGCCGATGAGGTTCCATCAGATAGCGAAGTTCAGACTTCGCAGTAGCCCTAAACAAAAAGCCCCTCCCCACCTAGTCAATGTTTGGCAAGGAATATTTAGAAAGAGCACTTTAATGAAACGCTTGCTTCTCATATTTGGAGCTGCACTACTCTTAGTGAGCAGCTGTGCATCTCCGGAATCTGATGCTGATCCTCCAAATCCAACCACAAGCGCAACCACGGCTTCCTCAACCACCTCCTCCACTCCCATCACAACTGAGGGGCCTGCCGAAGTTATCGAAAGTGGAACTTGGCTCGTCGGAACTGACATTCTTCCCGGAACCTACAAGTTCGATGGGAGTACCGATTCATGCTATTGGTCTCGGTTGTCAGGTTTTGGTGGAACACTCGATGAAATTATTTCAAATGACCGCCCACGTGGACAGTCATTTGTCACGATCGAGGCGAGTGATAAAGGTTTTAAAACCAGTGGATGCGGACAATGGACACGCGTAGATGATGCTTCACCGGAAGTTGAATCCAGTGTGGTCGTTTCCTCGGTCGCAACAACGACAGCACCAGATCCAGCTCCAGTAGCTACCGGACCGACTTTCGTAAAGTGCTGGGAAAACAATGCAGCGCTCATGTCTGACGGCTCAATCAGCGTGGATACCGTCAATTGCCATATGGAAGAACAGGATCCAGGTCAAGTAGCGATTGCTGACGGTGGCACCTGCCCCGCGTACCTCTGCGGGTACGGCACAAATGATCAGGGGCAAAGGAACCCATCATCGGGTGAAATTCAAACCCTGCACGGCTGCCAAGATGGCTATATCAATGACCCGGAACTTTGCGGAGCTGTTGCTTGGGTGGAAACCCACCAATACTAGACAAAATGAAAAGCCCCTCCCCACCCAACAGTTTGGCGACCACGGGTGAAGAGGGGAAACAGTATCCAAGAAAAATTAATTCCCTAGACACAGGAGAAGTGTATCAACCATGGCAGTGCAGCGACGACCAAAGTCCGGTAAACCCGCTAAGGGAAAAGTTCGGTGGATGGTGCGCTACCGAGATCCATCCGGCAAAGAGCACGCGAAGAGCTTCAGCACTGAGAAGGAAGCCAAGGCCTACGACGCTGAGCAAGCCCGCAATCTAGCACGAGGATCCTGGCAATCCCCCACCACATTGTCAACTACCCTTGATGAGCTGATGGCACAGTGGGTGCTCCGCCCTATGCGAGAAGGAACAGTACAGGCCTACGAGCTGACACGGAAAAACCTTGGCCCACTAGCCGCAATGCCCGCATCTGCCCTGAAGAGATCTGACGTTGAGGCATGGCACAGCCAGCTCGTCAATGGCAGACCGTGGATGGGTAAAAACGACCGCGGAGTCGCACCCACCACAGCACGAGAACATGTCGTGAGATTATCGGCAGTCCTCAATGGTGCCGTCGACGATGAGATACTCGTCCGTAATGTCGTGAAGCTCCCGCGACTCCCTGCGGGTATCCAAGTGCTGCGCTCCGACATCCCAGATATGGATACTGTGCGTGCAGTGGTTGTCGCACTGGAGGAAGGTGGTTCGATCTACCCGTCACGGGAGAGGGTCGCAGGCCAGCGTGGAAAATTCAGGCCCGTCGACAGAGTGCAAGACCCGCAGCCCATCATCGCGGACATGGTGCGTGCAGCGGTCGGCACAGGCATGCGACTGTCAGAGCTATGTGGACTACGTACCGAGGACATCGATTTCCTACGACGCGAGGTGCGTGTCGAAGCTCAGCTGGCACCAGGTGGGAAAGAGCGGGTGCCCACCAAGACTCTCTCCTCAGTTCGAACGATCCCCATTGCCGATGACCTCATCGCAGTGCTTGACCGACGAGTCGTGGCCTCCACCAACGGCTGGATTTTTGAGACCGCGAGAGGCACACCATACCGAGCGGCCACTGCTGGCGGAGAACTCCGCAAGACAGTCACCAGCCTTGGAGGTGGCGTGACATTCCACAGCTTCCGACACCTCTATGCATCACGACTGATCTCCGCAGGAGTCTCAGTGAAGCAAGTCCAGAAAGTCCTCGGCCATGCGTCAGCGTCGACAACTCTTGATGTGTACGCCCACTTCTTCCCCGGCGATGATGAGCTATCCCGGAGCGCAATTGCGGGCATGGTGGATTCGTGCGGGCAAATTGCGGGCAAAGTCCCAGTGGGAGACGTTCAATAAACGCGACGACCTGCAGGAATTGGCCTAATCCCTAGGCAAGCTCAACGATCTCCATGTACTGATCATTCCACAGGTCTTCGGTCCCGTCAGGAAGGACAATGACGCGTTCAGGTTCAAGTGCTTTCACCGCACCTGGGTCGTGGGTGACCAGTACGACGGCACCTGTGTAGGTACGAAGTGCGTCTAGGACCTGTTCGCGCGAAATAGGATCAAGGTTGTTGGTTGGTTCGTCGAGAAGCAATACGTTGGCTCGAGAAGACACGAGAGTTGCGAGGGCTAGACGGGTCTTTTCACCACCGGAGAGTGTACCTGCTGGCTGCTCGAGTTGTTCCCCAGAGAACATGAACGCACCAAGAAGTCCGCGGAGGTCTTGTTCATCGGCGTCTGCGCAAGCTTCGATGGTGTTTTGCCAGACTGATTTGTTCGGATCGATGGTGTCGTGCTCCTGGGCGAAGTAGCCGATCTTCAGGCCGTGGCCGCTGACGATACCGCCTTCTCCGTCGGTGCGTTCCACGCCCGCAAGCAGCTTGAGCAGCGTCGTCTTACCGGCGCCGTTGAATCCAAGCACTACGACGCGGGAGCCCTTGTCGATGGCGAGGTCGACACCCGCAAACACTTCCAAGGAGCCGTACATCTTGGTCAGTCCGGTGGCATTGAGAGGTGTCTTGCCGCATGGGGCAGGCTCAGGGAATGAAATGTGGGCGACACGGTCCGCAACACGAATCTCATCGAGGCTACCCATCATCTTCTCGGCACGAGCAATCATTTGCTTTGCAGCGGCAGCCTTGGTCGCCTTGGCTCCGAGGCGAGCTGCCTGGTCCTTCAGTGCAGACGCCTTCTTCTCCGCGTTGGCGCGCTCGCGACGACGACGGGCTTCATCGGTGGCGCGGGCGTCCTTGTACTTAGAAAAGCCCATGTTGTAGACATCGGCTTCACCGCGGACAGCGTCGAGGTACCAGATTTTGTTGCAAACGGCGTCGAGAAGCTCAACGTCGTGCGAAATCATGATGAGGCCACCCTCGTGCTTGGCTAGAAAGCCACGCAGCCAAGAGATTGAGTCGGCATCGAGGTGGTTGGTGGGCTCGTCGAGTAGCAGTGTGGTTTTTGACTTACCTGAGCCGTTGGTGGCGGCGAAGAGGATCTGCGCGAGCTCAACACGGCGACGCTGACCACCGGACAGTGTTTTCAGCTGCTGGTCCAGGATGCGGGGCTCAAGGCCCAAGTTGTCGCAGATCTGAGCTGCCTCGGAGTCGGCTTCATAACCGCCAAGCGCCTGGTATTGCTCTTCCAGGCGGGAGTACTTGCGGATCGCCGCGTCGCGCTTGCGGTCATCCGTCGTGGTTTCCATGATCTCCTGCTGGCGCTCCATCGACGAACGCAGCTGATCAAGACCACGGGCGGAGAGAACACGATCGCGTGCGGTCTGCTCGATGTTACCTTCGCGGGAATCCTGCGGGAGGTAGCCGATATCACCAGAGGTGGTCACCGAGCCGCCGTAGGGCTGGGTTTCACCAGAGAGAATACGCATGGTGGTGGTCTTGCCCGCACCATTTCTACCGACCAGACCGATGCGGTCTCCAGGCTGCACACGCAGGAGTTGGCCTGGGGCATTAAGAAGGGTACGTGCGCCGACGCGCACCTCTAAATCATTGGTGACAATCAC